ATGTCCGCCCCCACCACCAAGAAACCCACCGTCACCGAGCGGGAGGCCCGCCAGGTGGCGGAGGCCGCCCGGGAACAGAACTGGCGCAAGCCCAGTTTCGCCAAGGAACTGTTCCTCGGGCGCTTCCGGCTCGACCTCATCCACCCTCATCCGCTCCCCGCGGACGACGACGTGCGCCGCGGCGAGGAGTTCCTCGCCGAACTGCGCGAGTTCTGCGAGACGAAGATCGACTCGGCGCTCATCGAGCGCGAGGCCCGCATCCCCGACGAGGTCATCGCCGGCCTCAAGGAGATCGGCGCCCTCGGCATGAAGATCGACCCCAAGTACGGCGGCCTCGGCCTCACCCAGGTCTACTACAACAAGGCCCTCGCCCTGGTCGGCTCCGCGAACCCGGCCGTCGGCGCACTGCTCTCCGCCCACCAGTCCATCGGCGTACCGCAGCCGCTGAAGATCTTCGGCACTCAGGAGCAGAAGGACGCCTTCCTGCCCCGCTGCGCCCGCACCGACATCTCGGCGTTCCTGCTCACTGAGCCGGACGTCGGCTCGGACCCGGCACGCCTGGCCACCACCGCCGTACGGGACGGGGACGACTACGTCCTCGACGGGGTGAAGCTGTGGACCACCAACGGCGTGGTCGCCAACCTGCTCGTGGTCATGGCCCGCGTCCCGAAGTCCGAGGACGGCAAGGGCGGCATCACCGCCTTCGTCGTCGAGGCGGACTCCCCGGGCATCACGGTCGAGAACCGCAACGCCTTCATGGGACTGCGCGGCATCGAGAACGGCGTGACCCGCTTCCACCAGGTCCGGGTCCCGGCCGCCAACCGCATCGGACCCGAGGGCTCGGGCCTGAAGATCGCGCTCACCACCCTCAACACCGGCCGGCTCTCCCTGCCCGCCATGTGCGTGGGCGCCGGGAAGTGGTGTCTGAAGATCGCCCGGGAGTGGTCGGGGGTCCGCGAGCAGTGGGGCAAGCCGGTCGCGCTGCACGAGGCGGTCGGCTCCAAGATCAGCTTCATCGCGGCGACCACCTTCGCCCTGGAGGCGGTCGTCGACCTCTCCTCCCAGATGGCCGACGAGGACCGCAACGACATCCGCATCGAGGCCGCCCTCGCCAAGCTCTACGGCTCCGAGATGGGCTGCCTGATGGCGGACGAGCTGGTCCAGATCCGCGGCGGCCGCGGCTTCGAGACCGCCGAGTCGCTCAAGGCGCGCGGCGAACGCGCCGTACCCGCCGAGCAGATCCTGCGCGACCTGCGGATCAACCGCATCTTCGAGGGCTCCACGGAGATCATGCACCTGCTGATCGCCCGCGAGGCCGTCGACGCCCACCTCTCGGTCGCCGGCGACCTCATCGACCCCGACAAGTCCCTCCAGGACAAGGCGAAGGCGGGCGCGAACGCGGGCGTCTTCTACGCCAAGTGGCTGCCGAAGCTGGTCGCGGGACCGGGTCAGCTCCCCACGTCCTACGGCGACTTCAAGCACGACGTGGACCTCTCCCCGCATCTGCGCTACGTCGAGCGGCACGCCCGCAAGCTGGCCCGCTCCACCTTCTACGCCATGTCCCGCTGGCAGGGCCGGATGGAGACCAAGCAGGGTTTCCTGGGCCGGATCGTGGACATCGGCGCCGAACTGTTCGCGATGAGCGCGGCCTGCGTCCGTGCCGAGCTGCTGCGCAGCCAGGGCGACCACGGACGCGAGGCCTACCAGCTCGCCGACGCGTTCTGCCGGCAGGCCCGCATCCGCGTCGACGAGCTGTTCACCCGCCTCTGGTCGAACACCGACGACCTGGACCGCAAGGTCGTCAAAGGTGTCCTCGGCGGCTCCTACGAGTGGCTGGAACAGGGTGTCGTCGACCCGTCGGACGAGGGCCCGTGGATCGCCGACGCCAATCCGAGCGAGACCCCTCGCCCGAGCGTGAGGAGGAAGATCGGTGGGGGCAGCTAGGGCTCGGTGAGCTCGTCGGATTCCTCAAGGACTTCGTCGACGACTTCGAGGACGTCGACGAGGCACCCTCGGAGGCGTTCGACGAGGAGGATGAGGCCGTCGGCGTCGAGCTGGGTGAGGTCGTCGGCGCGGGTCCGTTCCAGGTCGCGCCGGACGCGTTCGACGCGGGCGCACTGGAGGTCGGTGAGGGGCCCCGCTGGCGGGTGGGGCTGCTCATCGGTCATGTGGTGCCACCTGCGCTGTTCGTTTGCTTGGAATGGACACGCAATAGTTGCTCCTTGAACCTTTATTAGGCAATGAGTCAACTGTCACGCCACTCGAACGTGTGTTTTATCCATGTAAGGGTTGTGTAATGTCCGAAGTCCGCACTCACGATGTACCAACGATGGTACAGACAAAGATCAATCCGTTGACCAGCGTGTATGCGTGCCATCCGATCCCCTGCCCGACTGGGTACTCACCCGCCGCCAGGCCATCGGAGACGCCATCCGGGCAGCCCGCGAATCCTGCAAGATCTCGCAGGAGCAGTTAGCCGAGCTCGTCGACGTCGACCGCAAAACCATCAACCGGATCGAGCAAGGCGCCCACGCCACGAGCATCGACCGGCTACTCCTCATCGCCGATGCCCTGAACGTGCCGCTCGCGGATCTCGTCCGCTGAGCGGCCCGCTGCCAGGCACAGGGGTGGACCTGACAGCGGGCCTTCGGCCGCCGCCGTCGGGGTGGCGGGGGCGGCCGGCTCTACCCGGCCCCGGCGCGATCGGCGTACGCCGGGACCGGAGCTCTACCACCGCAGACCGACGGCGTCCGCGGGTGACTTGCGGATGTAGGGGTTGCCGTGCTCGCCGGCGCCGTGGCGGTCCTTGGCGCTGCGGGTGCACAGCGCACCGCTGGAGTGCCGGGCCGCGCAGAGGCCGGCCGCGCGGTAGCCCGAACCGTCAGCCTGCTCCACCCGCTTCTCCGCGTCCGTCTTCATCATGACGCGATCTCCCTCTTCAGTTCGAGAACCCTGCGAGCGAGTTCAGAGACGTGCAGACCCGCCGCAAGCGGCGCCTCGGCGAGCTCGCACGACAGGGCGTCGTCGGCCTTCTCGATGGCGTTCACCAGGGCATACCAGCCGCGCGAGCGGTGCGGTCGCTGCCGGCACAGGCCGTCGGCGATCTTCGACAGGCGCTTGATCTCTCCCCGAAGTGCCCTGTCGATCTCGGCGAATCGTGCAGGCGGCGGCGGATTCCGAGTGGACTCGAACGCTTCGCCGATCAGCGCCGGTATCAGGTCGGCCTGTTCCCCAGCAGACCGGGCGGCCGCGCTCACCGCGGGTACTCCCTCGTCAACCCACTCAAGGCCGTCGCCGTCTCGCACAGGTTGGCGTCGATGGCGCACATCTCGCAGCAGCCGGCGTGGGCCCGGAGCGTGGCAACGGCGACGTCGTGCATGCCGGACCGCCAGGCGCGCGGCCACCACGGCACCCCGTCATCGTCGGCACGCTCGCCGAGATCTATCGCCGTTTCCGCCGTGAGCGGCATGTTCGTCCACACGCAGCGTGCGCCGCGCCTCTGTTCCTCGGAGAGCTCGTCGTAAGGGGGCACTTCGAGGAGGACGAGCGCGTCGGCTGTACTTCTTGCTGTCTCGCTCGTCATGGCTCACGCCTCCACGGTCACGGTGATCCGTCTCACACCTGTGACCGTAGAGGCGCCCCGAGCCGACCGACGACCGGAATCCGGTCGGTATCCCTATGCCGCCAACAGGCCGATGTCCATCGCCAACTGCGAGGCCCGCTGACGGCGCTGCGCCTGCTTCGACTCCACCTGCTCGAGAATGATGGCCCGCGCATACCCGTTGTATTTGATGGTCTCCGGGGCGGTGCGGGCCGCCTTCTCCAGCGTGGCGATCGCGACGTCCGGCTGATTGTCTAGGTGGTAGCCGCGGGCCTCCTCGATTCGGTGCCTCGCGCGGCGCGGCTTCGACCTGATGACAGCCGCGTCCGCCTGGGCCGCCTGCCGCACCGACTCGCCACCCTGATGGAGCTCGACCGCCACGGTGACCGCGTGCGCACCCATGATGGCCTGAGAGAACGACGTGATCGGGTGGTAGTAGTCGCCCGGCAGCCGGGCCGCCATCTCCCGAGCCTTGTCCCAGTGCCCCCACGCAGTACCGGTATCCCGGCGGCGCGCGGCCGTGTAGCCCAGCTCGAACCGGAGCGCGCCGGCGATCGCGAGGACATCGTCACTCGCGTCGGACAAGAGCGGTTCAAGGAAGCGGATGGCCTCCAGGTTGATGGCATCCGCGGCGTCGAAGTGCCGGGGTCCGGTGTCGCGGTGGGCTTGGGCGAGGAGCCATGCGGCGACGCCGATCGCGTGCGGGTCCCCGCTGTCTTGGGCGGCGACCATGCCTCGTTCGGCGACGCGCCACAGAAGGCTTGAGTCCGGCTGGTAGGCGACAAAGAACTGGCTGAGGCTGTAGGCCTCGGCAAGGAGGGCCTGGGCGTGGCGCCGGTCGTTGCTTGAATCCGCATGCCGGACGAGTGCCTGCGCGTCGCGGATCAGGTCAGGCAGGAGTTTCCCGATCTCTTCGCGGTGGTTGCCGGCCCCGTGCCGGGCCTTCCATGCGGCGTGGAGTCGGGCCTCCAGGTGCGGAATCGGCGGCGGTTCGAGACTTGAGCCGAGCGCGAAGTTGTCGATGGCAGCTTTGACTGCGGCGAGCCGGGGGTGGCCGGGGCCGATGAAGAGGTCAACGTGGGCGTCGGGGAGTCCTGTGAGGTCGGCGAGGTCCCGGACCCGGAGTGCCTCGGCGATGCGCAGCACCATGTCGAGGCTGGGGGCTTTCTGCTGCCCGTTCTCGATTTTCCGGAGGGTGTGCGGTGACAGGCCGACGAGGTCGGCGAGTTGCGCTTGGGTCATGCCGCGGCGCTCACGGAGCACTTGCACCCGTTGGCCGAACTTGAGCGGGTCGGCGTATGGGTCCGGGGTAGCATCAACAGGCACGGTCTCGCCCCTCTCTCTGTACAGGTCGCACTGCCAGAGTATGGGGCGGGGCCTTTTTCGTGGGGGCGCTCGTCAAACGGGCGTGACTGGCATGAGTCTTTCGGGGTGTGGATCTCTAGACTGAGAGCATGCCCCCAACCCCTTCCGCCCCTGGCAGGGTGCGCCCTGCTGACGTGGTGAACGACGCGATCCGTGCGCTCGCTATGGGTGCCAGGTTCCGCCCGTTCACGGACGAGGAGAGCAGCGAGTATGCGGCGCTGGTGGTGGAGTGGGCGGCTGCTGATCGGGCCGAGGTCGTCGAAGCCGCGTGACGGCGGTTTCTCACCGATGCGCGCTGCCAGCACGGTGACGGCCTGACCCTCGCGCCGAACCGTTTCCCCGCCGGTCTCCCCGATCACCCCTACGCACCACAGCAGCAACACCCACCAGAAGCGCAGCCTGCGGATTCACCGACAACAACGAAGACGGCGACGGCGACGACACCGGCACACAGGTGTAATGCGTCGACCCGTCACTATCCGGCGTGCACTCCTGCGTCACCCCGGTCCCGTCGGTGAACGTCCAACCCGACGGCGCCGGACCCGCAGGCCCCCGCTCGCCCGGGTCGCCCTTCGGGCCGGCCGGACCAGCCGCACCCTGGGCACCCGCCGGGCCAGCAACTCCGGCCGGACCGGTCGCGCCAGCCACTCCCGGGGCACCGGACGCGCCCTGGCTCCCCGCGGTCCCCGGGACTCCCGGCGCCCCGGACGCTCCCGACGGGCCAGGAGCGCCACTTGGACCCGCCGGCCCCGGGATCGGCACCGGGACCTCCGCCCGCGCGCTGAGCGATGGCACGGCCTTCGTCGGATCCGGCACTATCGGCGTCCCACCGTGGGCTTTGACCTGCTCTCGGAGTGCCCGCACGTCCCCCGCGAGGGTGGCCACCGCGTTCCCGCGGAGGTTCGCCTCGGTGGCCAGGTCGTCGGCGCGGCTTGATTCGTTGCCGATCAGGATGAACGCCACGCCCAAGCCGCCGCCGAGGAACAGGAGCGCGGCGACGATCCACAGCAGATGCCGGGCCCGGTACAACGCGCGCGTCACGGCGTACCCCCCAGCTGCTGCACCAACAGCCGGAGGCGTGCCGTCTCCAGCTTCTCCGCGGCCAGTTCGGCGCGCACCGTCGCCAGGTCGGCGCGCAGCTCCTTGCGCTCCTCCTGGAGCTCATTCGTCAGACTGCTGAATCCGGTCACGGCGTTGCCCTCCTGGGCTGCCCTGTTGGCGCCACGGGAGCTGTAGATGGCCGCCGCTGCTGCCACAGGGCCCGCGATCAACGCGGACACGGACGTAAGCAGCGCGGCGTCCATCCCACCTCCCCGCAGCGTGCATCGGGCAGGATCAGGCAGCCTTGACGAACGAGTCCTGCGCCTTGGCGGCGACCCCGATGGGCTTCCAGAACCCGAAGTGCGCCAGCACGCCCGTGCCAAACGACACCAGCGCCAGCACCGCGGCGGTTGCCGCGCTGTACCCGGAGGGGTGCGGGCCTGCGTACTCCACGACGAACCCATTGATCGTGGAAAGGGCGAGCAGCAGCACCGACTTGAGGCTGGCCGACGTGACTCTTGTGGTCACCAGGCCGACGAGGACGGGAAGTACGACGGAGATGACCAGGCCGAGCCAGTAGGCCTTGTCGAGTTGCACCTGCATGATGAGCTCCTTCAGCCCTGGGGGCCGGTCACGTCGACCGACACCTTCACCACCGCGTCCGCGATGGCCGTCTGTACCGCCGCAACCACCGTCGCGGTATCCACACCCGAACCGACGAGACTGGCCAGCTTCGCGATGGCCGCCGCCTGCGCCGCCTCCTGCGCGAGCAGCTTCACCGTGTTCTCGAAGGTGCCCTTGAGGTAGGTCTCGGCCACCCACGTCGGGTTCGCCTGCGGGTGGGCCTCCGTGGAGCCGGCGGCGATGTCGTCGGTCCGCCAGCACGCGTCGGCGATGTCCTGCTTGGTGATCCCCGCCATGGGGTCCTCCTCGATGAGGCCGCGGGCCCAGGCGGTGAGCGCGGCGCGGTCGGTGAAGTTGGCGACGTCGTGGTCGATGCCGCCCGCGGTGCTGTACTGGTGGAACGTCCACGGGTGCTTGATGCCGGGTTGTCCGGCGGGGAGGCCGCCGGTGGCGATCCACAGGAAGTCGCCGCAGGTCGACGTCTTGTCGACGTTGAGCCAGTAGTCGGTGTTGCAGTACATGCCGACCCGGTGAGTCGGCAGCTTGTCCTTGACGTAGCTCAGCCATGCGTCGCGGTAGGCGAGCTGCCGGGACTTGGGGACGTTCTGGTTGGCGGTGTCGTAGCCCTCCCAGTCGAAGCCGATGATGTCCCCGGCCTGGATGGGCGCCTTGCTGAGGAAGTAGTCGGCCTCGGCCTGCGGCGAGTTGGCCATGTGCGGGTAGTGGTAGAAGCCGACGACGAGCCCGGCGTCCCGGCCGCGTCTGGTCTGCGCGGCCAGGAGCGGGTTGGTGTACGACAGGCCCTCGGTGGCCTTGACGAACACGAAGTCCAGGCCGGATGTGCTGAATGTGGCCGACTGGTAGTCCGCCACGTCCACGCCGTGGATCATCACACCCCCAGTCCGGTCAGTGCGCTGCGGACCGTGGCGGCGACCTGGGCGCCGGTCGGGCCGGTCGGCGTCGGGATGGGTGCGGCGCCCAGCAGGTGCGGCACGGTGACGTCACCCTGCGCCTTCAGGAGCGTCGTCATCCCCGCGCCCGAGATCCACGCCCGCCCGTCCAGGCCCCAGGACTCGCCCCACGAGTTGTCGATCCACACCCGGTCCTGGTCTGCGTCGAACTGCCGGACCAGGTACTCGTGGCCGCCGGCCACACCGGACGTCGGGTCGACGACGATCTCACCGTCGGGCTTCGGGTCGAACATCGAGTTGTACCAGACGGTCCCGCAACCGGCCGGGCCCTTCGTGTTGAGGGATGACACGAGAGCTCCGTAGGAGAACGCGTGCTGGTAGATGTCCGAGAGGCCGAGCATGACGAGGGCCTTGGCGAGGGTGAGGCCGTCGGATCCGGTGTCGTCCGGTTCCCACTGCCCGGGGTAGGTGTCGAGGCGGGTGACGAGCCGGTACATGTTCAGGGCGAACGTCTCGTCCAGCGCCCAAGTGGAACCGGCCTTGAACTCGCCCTTCGTGTCGGCCTCCGCGATGGCGACGGAGGAGACACCGGTGTAGCCCAGGGCGTCGGTGCCGACGAGCGCGGTGCCCATGTTGGGGACGCAGGCACCGATGTTCTTCTGGTCGAGGATGGCGATGCGGCGTTGCCAGGTGACGCTCTTGATGGCCGTCCGGGGCAGCTCGGGGAGCGCGTAGTCGGCACTGCGGGGGTCGTGGCGGACGTGCCGACCCAGCCGGTACTCGCGGTTGTGGGTTTCGGGGATGCGGACGATGTTCAACGCGGTGTCCCTTCGCGGCCGGTGCCGTACTTTCGCTACGACTCGTAGCGTAAGTCTCCAGGCTATGAACCAGCCCGGTCATCAGACGATCGTTACGACCTGCTCGTACCGCTGCGCCACCACCGTCTGCACCCCAGGCACGCCCTCCAGGAACACCCGGACCGCATTCACGACCGCGAGCTCCTCCACCACCGGGCTGTCCTGGCTGATCGAGTCGATCGACACCGCCACCAGCGGGGACCCGTTCGACTTGCCCGTCACCACATACGTCGCCACGTGCGCTCCTCTCAGGCGATGCGCTGGAAGCGCAGCCAGCTGTCGGTGTACAAGGTCGTGGCCGTGGCACTGGACGTGCCCTGCGCCCAGTCCAGGCTGAACGTCCCGGCCGTCGCGCCCATGCGGAGCGTGCCCTTCATGTCGACGGTGAGCGTGGCACCCACCCCGAGCGCGCCGAAACTGCGGGACTGGGCGACGTCGTTGGTCTCGGTCCGGATCAGGTAGCCGCTGACCCCGGCCGTGTCGATCCGCAGCGTCGGCGTCGAGCTCGCGCCGGTTACGGGGTTACCGGCGCCCAGGCCCGTCCATTCGCCGAGCGCGCCCGTCGGGACGGTGAAGTCGAGGTTGAGGTCGCCTGCGATGTCCGCGTCGTATTTCACCCAGCCGTCCCAGACATAGACCGCGCCCGCCACGACATCCATCTGCAAGTGCGGGTCGGGGGTCGTCGTCGTGGTCGCCGACCTGGACGTGTCGGCGGTCTTCCGGACCACCAGCGGCTGCGCCGACCGCAGGAGACTCGCGGTCAGCTTCTGTCCGGCCAGGAACGTGGGGTAGGCCTCGGTAGCCACAGGGCCTCCTTACAGGCTGAGAATCGTCGGGAAGGCGAGCGAGACCGGCTCACCCGCGTTATGGGCTTTGACCACGCCATTGATGGAGCGGGTCACCGTGAACGTCTGCGGGCTCGTCACCTGGAAGCCGTCGAACGTGAACGTCACTGGCAGGGTGTTGGTGTTCGTGGCGTCGAGGACCGTCCGCGCCCCCACCGAGCCCGCCACCGTGAGTGCTGTGTCCGTCGTCGTCAGCAGCCACGGCGGTTCCCCATCCGTGGCCGGCGCCCACGCCTTCGCCCGGAGCAGGCTGCCCCACAGCTGGAACCGCAGCGTGTAGAACGTGCCGGCCGCGTGCGTGAGCGGTGTCGTGACCGCGGTCAGATCCGTCTGCCCGCCGCCCACCCGCTTCTGCAGGGTGAGGATCACCGTCTGGTCCGTCTGGAACGCCAGCCGGGCCGCGTACAAGTTGTTCGCGTCCAGATAGCGGGCGACCACGTGCGCGTACTGCGGGCCGCCGGTGGCCAGCGCGCTCGTCGCCACCTGCACCTGCACATCCACATCCGCCGTCGGCGCGGTGAGGACCGTGTACCGGGAGGCGTTCACCGACCCCACCGAATGCAGGCCCTGCGTGCCGTTCGTCGAGAAGTCCGACGCCGACCCTCCGGCCGTCGACCACGCCTGCCCGGTGTCGGCTGTGCCCCACCCGGATGCTGTGACCCGGGTGAACGTGTCGGAGACCTTCGGGCCGATGGCGGTGACCCGCATGACCTCGCCGCCCATCCGGACGTCGAGGGGGACGTCGGAGGTGCTGGTGGTCCACAGCATCGTCGGATCCGAGACGGGGGCGATGTCGATGGACGTGTCTGCGCTGCCGATCGCGGTGAGCAGCTGGGAGCCGTCGGTGTCGATGCGGGCGGTGGTGTCGAGGTAGCCGATGTACGAGTACGGGGATGCCGGTGCACAACTGAGCGTGATCTTGTGCTCGAATTGGGTGATGGTCTCGTCGGTGGCGACGGCCAGCTGATCCGGGTTGTCCGGCGGCAGCCAGGAGGGCATGCCCGTGATCTGTGCACGGTCGCCCATGCGCAGGCCCAGGATGGCCCGCTTCAGGTCCGGAGTGATCGACGGGTGGGCGAGGTTGACGGCGATGGTCGGGTAGCGGGCCTCGTCGACGGTGCCGAGGTGGACACGCCACGCAGCTGCGTCGAGGAGCGTCGGCGTGTCAGTCGAGGCGAGGTTGAGGGTGAGGCCGGTGTTCTCGCCGTAGGTGCCGATGCTGTCGGTGCCGAGGGTGCCGTCGGTTTCGGTGTAGGTGGCGCTGACGCCGTTGACGGTGACGGTGAGGCTGTTCTGGATTTGCCGGTCGTCTTCGACGGGGACGGGAATGTCGGCGAGGTTGTAGCCGGTGTACGACAGGACCAGTACCGGGTCTTGGGTGAGGGAGGCGCGGGTGCGGTAGCCGAGGCCGAGGACGTCTTTCGTCTCGTACAGGAGGCCGCCGTCAGCCAGGCACGCCTCCTGCACCAACGCGAGCGTGTTCTGTTTGGGCTGCGCGCCGAGCGGGACGGTGTCGTCGAGGCTGCCGATCCACTCGAAGGGAATCCCGGCCTCGCCACACAGCCGCTGGATACGCCGGCCCGCGGTCTCCCCGACGGGGTTGAGGCGCACGCCGAGGGCGTCGATCGTGGTGATGGCGTTCTCAAGCGTTGCGTGGCCGATGACCGTCCCGGGCAGGTTCGCGGTCGAGGTAGGCCCAGCCGCGGCGCGGGACGCGATCCCGAAGCTGACCTTCGTGACGCGGGTGAGCTGGGTGAGGTTCTGGGTGTCGGAGACCGTGTACGTGCGGCCGGTCGCGACGTCCTTGAGCTGCATCTGCCGGGTGATGGCCGTCCCTGACTCCTGCAACTCGATGCTGACGTAGAGGAGGCGGCCGCGGACGTCGAGGGTGTTCGGCAGCTGGATGCCGAGGAACGTGCCGTCGGAGGCGAGGGTCCGCAGGACCAGCGAGTTGGAAGCGTCGGTGGTGCTGTAGTACAGCTCGAAGATCTGTGCCGACCCAGACGAGTAGTCGAGCTGGTCGATCGCGCAGATCAGCTTGCCGTCCGCCAGCCCCGCCTTGGGCACGTACAGCAGGAACCTGCACTGGGTGGCGGTCGGATCGTCGTAGTGGGCGACGCCGCCGGAGAGGCTGGCCGAGGTGAGGTCGGGCAGCGGATCGGACGCCGAGAACCCCTCATACGAGGCCAGGTTGGGTGTGCCCGTCCATGTCATCGGTGAGCCGCTGGTGAGCGCCGAGGCGAGCTGGGTGGACCCCGTCGGGTCCTCCATCGGCCAGTACGCCACCAGACCGGACGGCGGTGGACTCGTGATGGCGTTGTAGATGACCGACCGTTCCGGGGTCGGGGCCTGCGCGAGTCGCTGCATGATCCCGACGATGGTGACGTCCACCCACACGTCGGTGCCCGTCGAGTCCCATCCGGGCTCCCACGCGGAGGCCTCACCCCAGATCCGGTAGCTCTTGCCGCCGTTGCCGTCCGGGACGCTGATCCGGAACTGCGTGTTTCGTCCGATCGCGCCGTAGTAGGGGCCTGACGGGTTCCGTGGGCTGAAGCGGCCGTCCTGGTTCTTCAAGACCAGCTTGGCCTGTGCCCGTTCCGTCTGCGAGCCTTCCCCGCCCTGGATGCCGGTGGAGACGGGGATGTTCCCGGAGTCGTCGCGGACCATCGTGTACGGGTCCGTGATGTCGATCCACGTTCCCGCGACAAGCATTTCGACCTGGACTGGCTGGCCGTTGGACGCCTCCCCGCTGCTGCGCGCGGGCGCGGGCAGGTTGAACAGGCGGCGCTTGAGCGCCGCAAGCTGCGGGGCAAGCCCAGGCGCCACAGGTCAGCCCACCTCGTTGAACACGATGTAGCAGCGCATGTCGATGCCCGTGGTCGGCGTCGTCGCACGCACCCGCAAGAACTTGGACACGGGAATGATCGGGCGGGCGTCCGGCATCCACTGCCGCACGTACGACAGCGACGACTCGCCAGACACCGAGCTGAGAGAGATCGCATCGAAGGGCCGCGTCGCAGTGATCGTGCCCTCGGCACTCGCCGTGTAGCCGGTCGCCGAGGTGCCCAGCGTCAGCAGGCTGGCGGTGCCGTTCGGGTCCAGGTTGACCACCCCGGAGGCGACGTGCGCGGCCACAGTGGCCGCCACGTCGGTCTGGAGCAGCTCGATGACGCCGTCCGCGCCCGGCGGGTCGTCGCTGCTCCACCCCCACTCCAGCAGCTGAATCATGCGCGTTGCCGGGGTGGCCAGCTGGAGCATGGTCTTGATGGTGGTCCCGGTGTTCACCGACGCGAGTGCGGCGGTCGTCGGGGCTGGCCCGTTCCAGGTGATGTACGGCAATTGCCTGTTCCTCTCGCTCTATCGGCCGCGCGGCGGCCGCAATGTCGCCTCGATACCGCCCCGGGCCCGCACCTCACGGCGCCCGACGTTCACCCACACCTCACCGAACCGCTTGCCATCGAGATCCAGTTGAATGACGATCGGCTGGCCGTGACCGCCCCCGCCCGCGCCGGCCATGCGGCGCGAGTCCGGGCCCGAATGCACCCGCGCCCCCACCGGGAGCTCCAGCAGTTCCGGCTCGTACTCGCCCACCCACGTCAGACCGCCCCGTACACCACCGGACGCGGCCGCGCCGACGACGCCGCCCGACGCCTTCCGGCCGATCGCCTTCGACAGCGACTTCTCCATCACATTGGCGAGGTGGTTCATCGCCTTCTCCAGCCGGGCCTGCTGCTGGCCCAGGCTCTTGACGAGCTTGTCCTGCGCCTTGATCTGCGCCCCGTACACCGCATCCGACGTGGACTTCCCCGCCGCCCCCGCAGCCTTGTTGATCTGCCCCTGCAACGAATTCAGGGAGGAGATCTCCGACGACGACGCCCCCAGCAGCGCTCCCGCCGTCTCCAGGCCGCCGCCGTTGATGCCGGCCTCGCCGATCTGCTGGATCAGAGACGCGGACAGGCCCTTCGCCTTCAAGCCCTTCAGCGCGCCGGCGAACGCAGACGCCTGGTCGCGGGACTGCGTCAGACCGCCCATGATCGACGCGACGGTCACCGTCTGCCCGGACGTGCCCTGGGTGATGTTCGCGCTGGAGAGGATCCCGGACTTCACGCTGTCGGACAGCTGGCTGGCGGAGTTCTTCAGGTCATCGAGCTTCGACTTCGCCTTGTCGAGGGAGTTGGTGACGTCGGCAAGCTTCTTGTCGTAGCGGATCAGCGACTTGCCGACGGAGTCCAGTTCCTTCAGCAGGTGCGTTTCCGTGCGCCCGCGGAACGCTGCCCGGATCTCCCCTGCCACGCTGTTCAGCGACGACACCAGAGCGCCCAGGTCCGTGGGCGAGCCGAGGTCACGTTCGAACGGTGTGTGCTGATAGCCGGCAGCTCTGCCGAAGTAGGAGATCCCGAAGCTGCCTTCGAGTTGCTTGCGGGCGTCCTTCTCCGCGCTGGTGAGGCCGCCCTTCGCGAAGTGCGGGACCCTGTCTGCGTTGATCGCCTCCAGCATGGCGCGGTACTTCTGCGTCTGCTTCTTGTTGACGATGAACTCGCCGCCCATCGCGAGCAGCGGCACGTCGTCCTGCGTGCCGGATCCGCCTTCGATGCTGCCGCCGTCGGCGTAGCGGCGGACCAGGCCGCCGCGGGCGTACTTGCCGCCCTCGTGGTAGACGGTGCCCGCGTTCGATGTCTTGGTTGCCTCGATGATGTAGGTGTGTGCGGTCTTCCCGTCGAGGTTGTTCAGCGCGCCCGCGACGTTGCTGATCGCGGCCAGTGCGCCGCCAGCCGCTGCGGTGACCGTGACCTTGCCGTTCGGGAGGTGCTTGACCTTGAGGCCGAACGCCTCCAGCACCGTCTCCGCCGGCTTCGACAGTGCCGCCAGCGTCACCGACTTGGCGCCCGGGGTCTTCTTCACCGCCGCGTTGAACGCGTTGATGTCCTGCTCGGCCGTCTTCTTGTCGACGCTGACCTTCAGCTTCTTCGCGTCCGGCGCCTTCAGGATCTCGTCGGCGAGGGCCGCGGCCTGCTTCTTCGTGTCGCCCATCGCCATCGCGGTGTCGATCAGGCTCTTACGGCCCCGCTGGTAGATCTTGTCGACCTGGTCCCAGGACGCCTTCTCCTTCATCTTCTTGTCGACGAGGTCCTCGGTCTTCGCCGCCAGCTGGGAGAGGACGTCACGGTTCTTCCGGCCTGCGTCCGAGCTGAGGCTGAGCGTCTTCCCGTTGTCCTTGATTGCCTTCGTCGCGTCTGCCATGGCCTGGTAGAAGCCGGTTTCGGCGTCGTAAGCGCCGCGGTGGACTTCGTTCAACGCCATGATCGACTGTTCGAGGCCCTTTGCAGCCTGGCTCTCCGCGTCGAGCGCCGCCTGCGTGGACACCGCCTTCTGCCCGAACAGCCCCATCGAGTCGGCCGTGAGCTTCTGCTCGATCGCCGTCCCCGCCAGCGCGTTGTTGTAGTCGCCCAGCTCGGCGGCGAGCTTCTTCGGGTCCCCGCCCTTCTTCGCGTACGCGTCCTGCAGCTGCTTCAACGCCGCCGCCGCGAGATTCGCCTTGCCGCCCTCCACCAGGCCGGCCAAGGATTTGTCGAGGGCGCTGATGTCCTCCTTGGCCATGTTGAACGAGTTCGACTTCTCCATGCCAAGGGTGAAGATCTTGTTCATGACGTCGTTGAACTTGTCCATCCCCGACGACTTGCCGGCCAGCCGGTCGACGTCGTACGCCAGGCCACCCATGTCCTTACCGAAGATTCTCAGCGCCTCGCCTGACGTCTGCCCGGTGAGGCCGAGTTTCTCGACCGACGTCGTCATCTTGTCGACGTCCGGCGGGACGCGCTTACCGGCCTGGGATAGCAGGACGACGGCGCCTGCGAGGAGCGCTACGCCGCCCGCGAGGACGGACAGCTTGCCCACGGTGCCCAGTTCAGCGAACGCGGCCTTCAGCCCGGCCACGCCGCCACCCGCGGCAATGAACGACTCCTTCATGTACATGGCCTTGAGCGCGGCGGTTTCGAAGACGCCCGACAGTACGGCCACGGCCTTCCCGCCCGCCGCCCACGCCATCTGGGCAGCAGCGGCCACCTTCATCGCCGCCGACACCGCCACGGTGGCCGCGAGCATCCCGGCGATCGCCACGGTCGCGCCGACGGTGGCAGTCTTGTGGGCGAGCAGCAGGGTGACGACGCTCTGCAGGGGTGGGATGAGTTTCTCGCCAAGGCTGATCATCAGTGCGTCGAGGCTGGTCTGGAGCTGCTTGGACTGGAACGCGAACGTCTTTTGGGTGTCGGCCCACGACTGCCCGAAGTTCTTGGCGCCCTTCGCCAGGGCGGGGTACTTCGACTCCAGCCGGTCCATCTGCCCGACGAGGATGTTCAGACCGGCGCCGGCCTTCCGGCCGAAAGCCTCGGTGATGATCTGGCCCTGCTCTTTGGAGGAGATCCCCGCCTTGTGCATGCGGTCGACGAGGTCTTCCAGGGCGAGTTTCAGGCCGCCTTTCTGCATGTCGGTGGCGAGGGTGGTCTGCGTCAGGCCGAGTTTCTGGAGCGCGTCCCCGGCGGTCGCCACCGGGTGGGCGAGCGCCATGACGGACATGCGGAGCTGGTTGCCCGCCAGCGAGCCGCGGATGTTGTTGTCGCCGAACACGGCCAGCGCGGCGCCGACGTCGGTGATGGACAGGCCGAAGCCTTTGACGGTGGCGACCATGCCGGACCCGAACGCGTTGGCGAGGTCCTGCATTTTCATGTCGCCGACGCCGACGGTGGCGTTGAGGACGCCCATCGCCTGGTCCATGTTCTGTACACCCGGGATGCCGGAGGCGACGGCGGCGGTGAGGGCGTTGGTGACGTCGACGAGCTTGGCGTGGCCGGTGGTGGCGCCCTTCGCGGCCGTCTCGACGAGGTGCAGCGCCTTCGACGAGGAGATGCCCATCGACTCGAAGTTCGACTCGACGTGGAACAGGCTCTCGGCGAGGCTGTCGGGGTCCTGGCCGACCTTCCCGGCCAGCGCGAGAACGCCCGCCTTCAACCCTGCAATCTTGTCCTGTGACACGCCGGCCTGCGTGTGCAACAGGGTCATGCTGGCGTCGAACTTGGACGCCATCTTCACCGACTCGGCGCCGATCAGAGCGAGGGCGCCCCCGGCGACGAGCGCGGTCTTGTGGAAGGTCTTCATCGCCGTGCTGGTGCCTTCCACCTGCGCGGTGACCTGCTTCATGGCCGGGCCTGCGAGGTCCTTAGCCGTGATCAGGATCTCCACCACGTTGGTCATCCGGGTTCACCCCCAATCGTTCGATCTCCAGCAGCCGGAATGTTTCGGCTGGTTCGTTCTCGATCTCGGACGGCAGCCGCTTCCAGCGGTCGGCGAGCGCGAGGATCTGGCGGGCGTAGGTCAGCTCGCTTGGCTCGCCGACAGTGGTGCCATCGGAATTACGGATTCCTCCGGGGAAGGCTCGCCACTGGGCGAGCTCTCGGGCAAAGGGGCGCTCACCCCTGAAATGGCCTGGGACCACTTGGTGATGATGGCCAGGACGAAATCGTCGTCCTCGGCGAGGATGTTCTCCAGCGTCGGAGGTACGGGGACGCCGTTGCTGGTGAGGTTCCAGTCGACGATGCGCTCAGCGAGGTAGTCCACGCTGACCTGTGTGCTGTCCTTGCCTTCGCTCCCGGTGCGCATGGCCAGGAGCTGGCCCATGTTGACGGTGCGCACGCGGACTTCGAGGCCCGCGTATTCGCCGTCCTGCCACTTGAGGTGGTACACCTTCGGGTTGCGTTCGAAGCCCACGGAATTCTCTTTCTGCTGTGAATTGGCTGGTGGAATTCCGCAGGGCCTACGCCCAGGTCGGCACAGTTCCGTCCGCGAGGACGCCAGGGATGGACGCGGTGAGTTCACCGGAGTTGGACCGCTGGAGCGGGTAGTCGGTGTACAGGACCTCGTTGGCGAGGGACTTGCCGCCGATACCGATGGTCGTGGTCCGGTTCACGGACGTCGACGACACGGTCTTGAAGACGTCGTGCTCCTGGTTCGTCGCGAAGTTCGCCACGACGGTCAGGGTGATCGAGAAGTCGGCGAGCAGCAGCAGCCGCTCGTACGCGCTCTTGTCGATGCCGGTGATGTCCTGCACACCGCGGGGCATCGCCCACTGGAGGTTGGTGATGTCGTTGCGGATGTCGCGCGGCGTGCCCGAGGCGTCGTCGACGCTGAGGGTGGTCCAGCCAAGTCCGCTTTGCTTCGCCATGGTTTACACCTTTCTTTCCGATTTAGCTGGATCCCGGGAGACGCCGGTCATCCGCGCTCTTGGGCCGTCCTGACCGCGTCCAGGGACTCGGCCATGTCCTCCACCCAGTCCGCCGGCCGCGTGTGCTGCCGCAGGCGGCCGGTCGGGTTGCCCCGACGGTCGCCGTCGCGGACGAGGTAGAGCTCCGGCCGGGTGCCGTGCTCGGCGAAGCAGCGCTGCCCCGACTCGAACCGGAACACCGTCAGGCCGCCGTCGGACCGCTGCTCACGGAAGGTGCGCCCCGACTGGGTGCGGATGTACGCGGCCTGCTGCTGGCCGAGCGGGGTGGACTCGTCGATGACGGACTCCCACCCATACCGCCACGCCCTGCAGTTCGCCTGCTCGCACGCCGACTTCTGCTGCACGTCCCGCGGGGCGCGGACCTCGTACGTCTGGTATGCGCCAACGGGCATCGCTGGTTCGATCGCCATCTGCTCCGCCTCCTCAGAAACTCGTCGAGACGTCGTTGCGGGACACGGCGACCGCGAACGTGCACGTCGTGAACCCGCCGCTGGTGGTGGTCACCGCACGCAGGTATCGGCGCACCGTCTGGTTCGAAGCGGTCGCGATGCGCTGCACGCCGGGCCCGCTGGTGACCGCGGTGAACGCCATGCCTGCCACGTCGGCGAAGCTGACGTTGTCCGCCGAGTCCTGGACCTTGACCGTGATGTCGGTGCCGGTGAACGCAAACACCTGCAGATAGCACTGCGCCCCGTACAGGGCCTGCCCGTTGAACAGCGGGAAGCTACCGACCCCGAAGTCCACCCCGGTGCCGTTCGTGGCCGCCACATCGGTGCGCTGGCCGGCGGTAAGGAGGTAGCCCCACTCCAGGCCGAACGCGTTGGACTGCAACGACACGGCGAAGTTGAAGGCGCCGTCGTTGCCGCGGGTGCCGTCGTAGTTGACCTGCTTGGCGACGATGCACGCGGCCGGGCTGCCGAGCGCGGTGCCGCAGCAGTACATCGCGTGGACGTCCGTGGTCGGCAGGGCGGACAGCACGGGGTGGGCGCCGGTGGGGTTCCACCAGCTGGTGGCCTCCAGGCGGCCGTCCCGCACGCCGCCGAGCCGCTCGTACGCGCTCTTGTTGATGCCCGTGTTCTCCAGGACGGCCGGGCCGCCGCCGACGTTGCCGAGGGCGGTGATGTCGCCGGACAGGTCGTTGCCGGAGATGTAGAGGGCGTTCCCGAGGCCTGAGGTTTTTGCCACTACGACACCTGCTCCCAAAGATCATTAACTACGAGTGGAAGGGTGATCGTGAACACCCGGTAATCGACGCCGGACGTCTTCAGATAGCCCGCGCGGCCGGACAGCGGGGCGCCGTAGCTCCCGAGGAGGTCGACCTCGCGGACGAGGCCGCCGAGTTCGAAGTCGCCGCTGTAGGCCGTGAAGAGCGCGTCGATGGCGGCCATCATGTTCGGGTCGATCGCGTCGGACGGCAGCTGTGCCATCGGCATGTAGAGGCGGACGAACAGGGCCAGCCGCGCGGACGTCGAATCGAGGCCGGAGGTGCCGCGGGCCGGACCGATCTCTTCCGTCCACACTGCGGCCGTCACGCCGGTCGTGGGCGGTGACAGGGGCTCGTGTCCGTTGACCTGCTCGAAGTAGCCGGAGGCGAGGGCGTGTCCGACGACGGCGTTGAGGATGGTGGTCGCGTCGAGGCTCATTCCAGGGCCCCCATCTGCCGTGCGATGGCCGCCTCGCTGATGGCCATGGCCTTCTGCGCCATGCGGTTCCGGACGGTGCGGAACGTGTGGTAGCCCTCGAACTTGGTGACGGGGGCGTTGCGGGAGCCGATGCCCTCCAGCCACGGCCCGTAGATCACGCCGGAGTCGTTGACGGAGTAGATGTCCGGTGCGACGCGGTCCTTGACGATCTGCGACTCGTAGTAGCCGGTGGGATGCTGCAGCACGCTGTCGAGCTGCATGAGGACCTCGTAGCGGGTGTAGTCGGCGAGCTCCTCGATCGCGACCTCGGTCATCGCCTTGACGATGGCCGGGCCGCGGCCCTCCACAATCGGGCCCTTCAGGCGCAGGCTGATGCCGTAGGACGCCATGTCAGATCACCCGCTGCCGGTTCTTGCGCCCGTGGGCGGTGTATGCGCGGTCCCGGAGGTCGTTCAGCGCGTCCAGGCGGGCCTGGGTCTGCTTGCTGTTCCCGGAGCTGCTGGGCGTCGACCGGGCGTACCCCGAGATCTCCTGCAGCAGCCGGTTCTCCGCCTCGGCGACCGCGAGGTCCTTGATGAGGGCCGGGACGCGGTGGATGGCGCACGCGGCCGCGTTGGCGTGGGTGGCCGCGGCCGTGCCGAGCATGCCGCGCCGCACGTTCAGGGTGCGGAAGGCGTACACGTGGGCGCCGGCGCTGTGGGTGGCCAGGACGGTGCCGTCCCAGGCCCGCTTCACCGTCGCGACGTTCCCGGTGATGTCGTAGATCAGCATGCGCTCCGCATCTACCTGGATGACCTCGTCGACGTGGACCTGTGTGCCGTCGGGGATGGTGAGCGCGTTGTCGCCGGGGTTCGCCGTCGTCGCCCCGGACACGAGGGTCTGGCCGGTGTCATTGCTCGCCCGGCCGGTGACGAGCATCCGCTCCAAGTCGACGATGAGGAGGTCACCGACGCCGACGAGGCTGCCGTCCGTCACGCCAACGGTGGTGGCGGTCGTCGTGGAGACGGCGGCGGTGAGCTGGCCGGCCGGATCGGTGTCCAGTGGGCACCCGGCCCACGTGCCGGTGATGGCAATGTCCCGCTGCGGCGTCGGCCCGACCCCGAAGCTGTACGGCAGGTCGCGGCGCAGCTCCAGGGATGTATACGGGGGCCCGGAGTTGACGGGCTCGAAGTTGCACGCGGACAGCGGGATCTGCACGCCGCCGGAGGTGACCGCGGTCGGGATCGCAGCGAGCTCCCACTGGTCGAGCCACAGCCTCCACGGATAGGCGTACTGGAAGTTGGGCCAGTCGAACAGTTTCGTGGCGTCGGTCGGGTAGAACACGCGGTTCATCTGGCCGTCGATGTCGGCGCGGGCGGAGCGGATCGCCCGGTCGATCTGTGCGTTGCTGCGGGCGGTCTCCTTGACGTCGAGGGCCCGTTTGACGTCCTCGCGGGTGCAGTAGCAGATGCCCTCGGCGCTGGAGTTGGCGGCGGTGCCGCTGTACAGGGCGATGACGGTGACGGTCTCGGCCGCCGTGACCGGGGCCCCGGACTTGAGGCCGGACCAGGTTGCGAGGTAGTCGCCTGCGGCGAGTGTGGCTCCCGGCGTCCAGGCGTAGCCGTACGAGCCGGTCCCGGGGTGGGTGACGCCCGTGCTGGTGGCGGCGAGTGCGGTTGCCCCGGTGGCGATGCTGGTGACCGTGATCGTCGGCGTGGCGTCGAGGTCGGTGAGGGAGCCGCCCTGGAAGTCGTAGAACTGCCCCAGCAGGGTCACGGGCTGGCCCGCGATGACTTCGGTCATGTCGCGTACCACCCCCACGACGAGCCGTTGTAGAGCGCCCGCACACGTAGGCTCTGCCCGGTGGTGAGGGTGGCGGTGGTGGCTCCCGTGCCGCTGCTGGTGTAGATCAGCTGGCTGGATGTCGTCGCGACCGTGAGGTTGCTGTTGCCGACGTTCTTGAAAACGTACTCGACCGGGCAGAAATCAGCCGCCGGCAGGGTGCCGGTGAATGCGCCGCCCGCCGTGGTGTCACAGATCAGCACACGGTCGATCGGACTCGCTGTGAAGGTGCCGGTCTTCCGTTTGATCGGGGACGGCACCTGGCCGTCGACCAGCTCGATCCCGGTCGGGTACGTGGTGGACACGCCGGACTCGGTGAACAAGCCCGTCAGTTTCACCCGACCCAGCGCGCCGCCCGCGGCCGCGCTGGAGGACGCGTGGATGTTCGGCGTGCCCGACTCGGTACTGAGCTGGTCGATGTCGATGATCGGGCCGACGCCACCGGAGCCGACGCCGTACACCATCAGCTCGTGCGTGCACGCTTCGATCGACGCGGACAGGACCTTCATCGCGTGCACGGAGCCGACGCTGCCCGCGTAGTTGCCGACGGCGACGATCGCCGCCCAGCAGTACAGGGCCATGTAGCGGGAGATGAGGCTGTGTTCGGTGAGGAACGTGGCGTAGGTGTAACCGCCCCCGCACGAGATGTTGTCGGCCACGACGTGGTCGTTGTTGCCGGGCGCGGGCAGCAGCAGCCCGATCGAGAGGCCGGTGCCGAACGTGCCCGGCGACGTGTAGTCAGTGCTCGGGCTGGCGACGGTGCCGGCGGTGCCGTAGCCGAAGTTCTCCAGGTGGGCTTTGGCGCAGCCCCAGAAGTTCGCGGCGCCGTAGGTCAGGCCGTATGCCGAGTGCGTGGTGAGGATCGCGAGGTTGCGGACGATCGGCATGAGGTTGCTGAAGGTGGCGGCCGCCCCGTAGCCGGAGGCCTCGTTGGGGCCGCACAGGACGGCCGGGTTGCCGTGAGCGTTGATGTCGGCGGTCTGCGCGGAGGTGGAGGCGTACACACCGAAGCTGATCAGGCAGCTCCCGCCGAACTGCGGGACGGTCTGAAGCCACGTCCGGACATTCGCCCCGTTGCCGACGCCAGCGAACTCCAGGGCCTTGCTGACGGCGGTCATCGCGTATGGGCCGAACACGATCTGCCCGTTGCCGCTCTTGGACCGGTTCAGCGCGCCGGCCACGATGTACCCGCGCGGCGGGAAGGCGACCTGCGCGTAGGTGTGAGTGGCGAGATATGCCTCGGCCGCATCCACGGCGGCCTGGATCGCTGCGGTGTCGTCGGTGCCCCAGATGACGACCGCGCCGGTGATGTTGCCGCCGGAGGCGTTGGTGAACGAGAGGGTGATCTGGCTGCTGCTCTGCCGGGACAGGACCGTGCCGATGCCGGTCGTCACACCGGTCGCGCCGGCGTTCTTGACGGCGATCGACTTGCCGACGACCGACGTGGGCCAGTTCGCCGTCGCGCTGGTGAGCACTGCCGAACCGCTGGACATCGCTCCATCCGCGACGACCTGCGCGTCCCCCTTGGCGCCGTAGGCGGCCGCGGTGACGTCGAACACCCACGGGGATGTCTGCTGCGCCCCCGACACCGCCGTGTCGACGTAGCCCTTGGAGGCGGCCGACAAGGTGGTGTCCGGGGAGGAGTCGTTGAGGACCAGGTCGCCGGTCATGGTGTCGCCCGCCTTGGACACTTTGCGGGGGTCGCCGGTCGTTGAGACGTAGCCGGTCGCGGTCATCTGCTCCTCCTCCCTCGAACTCGTCGTGTGCTGCTGGGTCAGGCGTCGTTGGACTTACGGGAGTCCCCCGTACGACCCTGGGCCTTCCGCGACTCCGTCGAAGAGCCCTCCCGGCGGCGTCGGCTGGACCCAGTCGCGGGGGTACTGCCATCCGTCGAACTGGCAGAAGAAGATGCCGGGCTCGCTGGGTGGTCCGGGCTGGAGGGGTTCTCCGTCGAGGGGGCAGGCGACGGGTGGTCCGACGACGTTGGGGTCTCGCTCCCACTCGGCTCGTGCTTGCCGTCGGATGTCGAGGAGTTGCTGCCAGCTGATACGTCCTCACCGCCTTCGGGTGCGATGTAGCCGGTCTCGCCGGGTGCCGCGTCCGGGTTGGACGGGCCTCCGGCGACGGTGATGCGCGGCATGGTGTCCTCCTTCGTCATGCGGTCGGCGAATGCCGGTGCGGGGGCCTGGCAGTGCGGGCAGCGCAGCAGGCCCACCGCGAACCGGGTGGTGCACTTCGGGCAGGTCTCCAGCACGGTCAGGCCGCCGTGACCTGGGCGCCGTTGTCGAGCGGGATGTACAGCAGGTCCCACTTCACGGAGCCGGTGTTCGTCGCCGACGTGGTGATCGTGATGTTCCCGGCGTTGACCACGAACAGGGCTGCCGTGCTGATGAGGACGCCCGCCTGAGTGGACAGGTCCACCGTGGTCGCGCCGCCCGGGTTGGCCGCCATGTGGGTGCCGATCGGCGCGGCGATGATGCTGGACGCCGTACCGAGCGCCGTCGTCGAGCCGGTACCGACCGTGGGGGCGGTACCGATCGCGAGGGTGCACGCCTGGTTCTGCACGGCGGTGGTGACCTCGCCGATCAGGCCGCGCACGAGGATGCGGCCACCGGCGACGACGAAGATGTTCCCTGTCGCGCTGGCGGGCAGGGTGGCCGTGGACCGGCTGACAGCGAGCCCGGCCGCCATGAGGCGGACGTCCTTGTTCTGGATGAGCGTCGTCATCGGACTACGCCCCCAGGATTTCGAGGTTGGCGGGCTTCCGCTGCACGGTCAGGTCGTGGAGGAACGCCGTGACGAGACCGGAGGCGCCCACGCTGACCTTGAGGTAGGCGAGCGGGTCGGCGATCTGCGACGTCAGCACGGTGAACACGACCGTGCCGGACGAGATCGTGACGGCGTTGGACCCGGACTGGGTGGCGTCGACCCAGGCGGCGGTGCCGTTGGTGGCGGTGTTCGTCACCTTGCGAGTGATGATGTTGCCGGGGCTCGCGTAGGAGCCGCCGAACGTGGCGGACGCGGTGAGGGTGAAGGTGTCATTTCCGGTGCAGACGAAGCTGCACGCGGACGCGCCGCGGAACTTGAACGCGTTTCCGGCGGCGATCGGGATCACGTTGTACACGCGCCCGAGTCCGTACATGCCTGCCATTGCTGGTGCCTTCCGTTTGTGACTGGGGTGGTTAGCGGGGCGTCACTGCCGCAGGCGTCAGGGGCGAGACGCGAGCTGGACGACGGGCGACAGCTTCGCGCTGCTGCCGTTCTTGGGGGTGAGCGGCGACTGCAGCCACGGGCGGCCGTCCACGCGCTCGATCACGCGGTACGCGGTCTTGTCGTTGGCGAACTTGTAGTGCTCGGAGCTCGACGACTGCATCTCCATGCGATCGCCGATCAGGTAGTACGACAGGTCCACGAAGCTGATGTCGCCGGTGGTGCCGAGCGGGCCGACCTTCTCGGTGAAGTACACGGGCCGGCCGAGGATGGTCAGGGGCGGGGCGTCCGCGCCGCCGTTGCCGCCGGCCATGTTCCCGATCCAGACGGGGCCGCCGCCGGTGCCGACCGAGAGGGCCATGGTGGCGAGCTGCGGGAAGGTGTCGATGCTCGCGATCCACACCGCGCGTCCCAGGCTGGTGGGGAGCATCTGGGCGTACATCTTGACGATGTTCTCCCAGGCGATCGTCGCGGAAGGCTGGTTGTTCTCGGCGGCGACCTGCACCGAGACGGGGGAGTTGATGTAGCCCAGGGGCTCGCCCATGCCGGTGCCGGTGAGGAAGGCGACGTCCTCGAACCAGGAGATGGCCTTGGGGAAGGTCCCGTTGAAGAAGCCCTCGAACGCGGGGGCGTCCATGAGGAGCTCGTTCGGCACCTCCGCGTAGGCCGTCAGCTTCTTCGCGTCCAGGACGACGCGCCCGAAGCTGGCCTGGGACTCGGTGAGGCCCGCGGCTTCCTCGGTCCAGTAGCCGACGACGCCACCGAGGATGCTGGACTGGTGGGAGGTGTCGTCGATCATCGGGATCGGGACCCGCAGCGAGGACATGGGGATGACCGTGGCGCGCGGCCGGACGACCGCAGTCTCCAGGGCGAGCTGAAGGATCTCGCTCCGCAGCTCCTCCGGGATGAGGAACCCGCCGTCCGCCGGGACCTCGCTGCCGTAGGAGTTCTGGACCTCGACGAGCTTCTCCAGCTTCGGCCGCAGCTGCCCGAAGTCCTTCAGCCGGTCGGCCCGGTACCAGGTGGAGCGGAAGAACTCGGACGCGTCCTGGAAGATGCCATCCGCGGCCGCGCCGGGGGCGCGCCGGTTGTACAGGGACTTGCGGGCACCGGACGACAGGCCCTTGATCTCCGGGCGCAGGTTGTGCGCACGCTCCCCGGCGAAGTCCACCGGCGGCTTCGCGTCGGAGCCGTTGTTCTTCAGGTACTCGGCGAGCACCAGCTGCATCTGCTCGCGGGCCTGCGCGTTGATCTCACCGCGGTTCGACTTGTCGACGGCCTGCGCGTAGCCCTCGATGAACTCGCCGAGGGCTTCCTTGCTCGCCCACAGCTCCTTCATCTTGTCCGCGTCGCTCAGAGTCTCGGCCAGCCCCGCCGGGGAGTCCGGAATGGTGATCGTCACTTCGTTGCCTCCTCGGCGTCTGCCAGCCACGCCGGGAACGGCGCGGTGTCGTGTGTGTTCAGCCAGCCGGGCATTCCGGCGTGGTCCTGGGCGCCCTTGTCGTCGTCGCCGTGGCCGGCGTCGTCGAGGTGGGCCTGAAGGTGCGCCTTCACGCCGGCCTTGTCGCCCTCGGGGATCGAGGAGCCTTCGAGGCGGGCGAGACCGTTGCGGCAGGCCGCCAGGTTGGCGGGGCCGCCCTTGGTCTTGTGGTGCGGGAACTTGTAGTTGGCCTTCTGGTCGTCCGCGTCGCCGTCGCCCTCCTTGTGCGGGGTGGCGGCGGCTTCGTCGGACTGCCAGGCGAAGCAGTACTCCAGCACCGTGTCGTCGTTGGGCATCGCGGCCACGGCGGCCGGGCCGTCCCACGGCTCGTCAACGGTCGCCGTGTGGTGGACGGGGAGGGCCTTCGCGGTGACCTGCGGGGCGACGGCCGCCCGCAGCTGCGCGGCGACCTCCTCGCCGATCAGCGACCGTACGTCCTCCGTCAGCGCGGCCGACGCGGACGGTGTGCTGTCGCGCAGCCGGTCCGGGACGTGCGCGAACACCGACAGGTCGAAGCCAGCCACCGCGGCGAGCGCCTGCTCCTCTGGCCGCTCCGCCACCCGGTGTGCCAGCCCGGCCGCAACCGCCTCGTCGGCCGTGTACCAGGTCTCGGCCTTCATGGCGTCCCGCCAGCCGTCAGCGCGGCCGGTGCGGTCGGCGTAGATCGAGGCGAGGTTGTCGGACACCTTGTCGAGGAGGTCGGCCAACTCGCGCATGTCGCTCGCGTTGCCGTAGCAGGCCCCGGCCGCGTCGTGGATCATCATCATCGCGCCGGGGGCGATCGTGCGGACCTTCCCGGCCTGCGCGATGAACGAGGCAGCCGACGCGGCGAGCCCGTCGACGACGGTGGTGACGTTCCCGGGCCGCTGCGCCAGCGAGTTGTAGATAGCGAGCCCGTCGAAGACGTCGCCGCCTGGCGAGTTGATGTGGACTTCCAGGTCGCCGTTGATCTGCGCCAGCTCGGCCACGAAGTCCGCGGCCGACACCCCGCCGAACAGCCAGCTCCCGCCGATCTCGTCGTAGATGTCGACCCGGGTGGGTCCGGCGTCGTTGCGGATGACCTTGTACCAGCCGCCTGCCTGGGGCTGCTGGACGAGGTTGGTGAGGCGGCGTACGGAGCGCCGCGCGGCGTCGACGTTCATCAGGCACCCGCCTTGTTCCATGCCAACTGCCGTGCCATCAGCGCCTCCAGGGCTGCCTTCTGCTGTTCGTCATCGCCGCCCTCGGCCGGGGCCGGCGGCGCGGCCACCCAGTTCGGAGGCAGGGCCGGTTCCTGCGTCGCCTTCTCCGCCACCGCCATGTCGGGCAACCCGACCGTCTCCAGCACGTCATGTGCGTCGTATCCGGCGGCGACGAGGAGCTGAGCGGCCTGCGCCTTCGACTTGAGTTCCAGCGCGTCCGCCTCACGGTTCGAGGTGACCGGGTCCTCGTAGTCCATCTCGACGCCCTCACCCGTCGACCCGAAAAGCGGCAGGTAGGAGCAGTTGAGGACGTCCTTCCAGCGGTCCAAGCGGTCGGTGAGGAGGAAGGACTCGAAGTGCTCCTGGGCGGTCACCGCGTTTGCGCGGTTCACGTCGTCAGCGGTGCCCAGGATGCTCTTGTGCATGGCGAACGCCTCGCGGATCACGTCCCGGCCGACGTTCCGCAGCCCGCCGAAGTCCATGTCCCGCATGCTGTGGGCGTTCGGGACCCACGTCGCGCCCTGCTCCAGGACGGCGACGCGGTGGGCGGCGCCGACGCCGCGGTGGGTCTCCCGCCAGCGGTTGGTGAACTCGTTCCACTCGTCGTCGGACAGCCGCTTGTCGACCTGGATCACACCGCCCGGAGTGGCGCTGTTCAGGAAGAAGTTCCGGTTCCACTGCGCCGAATACCGGGCCGCGTCGATGTCGACGAGGATCGACTGGATCGGCCCCAGCCCGTGATACGGGTCGAACGGGTTCGGATACCTCAGCTGAATGACCTCGTGAGGCTGCAACGGAACCCGCTCACCCGACGGCCCCGAGTAGATGTAGCCCTGCAAGTACTCGTCCCGGGACGGCACCGGCTCCATCCGGTCCGGCCGCACCTGCCACAGACTCATCGGGAACGTGGCCCGCGGGTCGTAGCCGACGACGATGTAGTCCTCGCCGGTCAGGTCGAGGTACGTCTGGCCGAGCTCGCGGAACTGGAAGCCGGTCGTCCACGGATTCGGGCGGTGCCACAGGCTGATGGCCTGGTGCTTGATGACCTCGGTCCGCTGGTCGGATCCCTTGTCGCCGGTGGTGTAGCGGCGGCGCCCGTCCTGCGGCTGGCTCCTGTAGAGGTGCCAGTCCTTCTTCGCGGTCTGCCGGGCCAGCATGCTGACGATGGAGAAGACCGTCCCGGACGCCCCGTAGGCGCGCATGTAGCTGGTGGGGTCGGCGCCGCCGTCCATCATCGACTGGCGAAGAAAGCCGCGGCCGGCGAACGGGACCGGGGGCTCAACGCTTCCGGCCTTGGCGAGGACCTTCCCGATGAGGCTGCTCACGGTTCGGCCCTCAGGACCGCGATGTCCATGCCGCCTTCGAGGATCATGGCCTCCGTGTCCGGGAGACGCTCCTTGATCCGCTCGTAGATCTCTGTGTATTCGGCGTCGCTCAGGCGCATCGGGCACTTGAACACGAGGATGTCGCCGGGCTGCAGCGCGAGGCGTTCGACCTCGACGGTGTCGAGGAGTCCGGCGGCAGTCATCGGCCGCTCGGGCCCGGTCACTCGATCTTCCAGTCGAGGAGCAGCACCGTGACCCCGGTGGTGATCCACCCGGCGATGGGGTGCGCCTCGAACGCGCCGACGTCGATGCAGCCGAGCCCGACGGCAGTGAGGAGGCTCCCGGAGAGCCGTTCCGCGGTGTCGCGGGCGAGGGTGGCGGTGCGGCTGGCGAGACGGCTGAGGGCGCCCTGAAGGCGGGGGTGTCGGTGGGTAGAGAGGCCGTCGATCACTGCCGTCATGTGCGCGATGGTAGGCGCTGTTGTGGACTTCCCACAACTAAGGACCCGAAATGAGCCTTGCAAGCTGTCGTGACCCTACAAATCACGGTTGGTTTGCGAGACCGCTACAACCCGTCAGCCCAGCGTCCGCATCCGCGGCCGGCCACCCAGATCCCGCTCCGCGACCATGTACCGGCCCGCATCCATACCGTGATCGTTCTCCTTCAACGGCACCTCCGGCACCGCGCCGCCCGGCTTCACCTGCCACACGTAGCCAGTGATCTCCTCCTGCGTGCACGCCGGCTTCCGCGCCGCATCCAGCTCCGGATCCCGCTCCACGAGCGCGCCCCGCACGATGAACAACCTGGCTCGGCCGTCCTGTTGCAGCTTCAGCCTGGACTGGAATGCCTGGATGCCGTCCGACACCGACTTGTGCGCGGCCGAGGTGCCCATCTGGAGGTGCTTCTCCAGCGTGGCCCGGTCTTCCGCGTCGTGGTCGCAGATCACCGCGCGCGGCTGCGGCTCCCGCCACTGCCCGGACGGGTACACCATCAGGCCGCGAGCCTGCCGGGCGTGGTCCTCGACGAGGCGGCGGGTGTGGTAGATCTCCCGGTACAGGAACAGTCGGCCGTCCGGGTCCTCGGCCCACCACTGCATGACGAACGGGTTGGTGAACCCGAAGTCGACCGTGATCCAGCGGGTCCAGGCGTGCGGGATGGTGAACTGGTCGACGAGGTGGACGGCTTCGTCGAACTCCTCGTAGATCAGGCCCTCGGCGGCGGCCCATGTCCCGTCGCGCAGCCGCAGCTTGCGGACGCCGGTGAGGGCGTCGAGCTTGGCGAAGTAGTCGCGGCCGACCTCGGTGGGGGTGCCGTCGGCGTTCATGTACGCCGGGTTGTCGACGTGCCGGGACACCAGCATGCGGGCTTGGCCCTGGTCGCAGCGCTGCTTGATCCAGTGGGTGGGGTGGGCCGGGTTGCAGGCGCCCATCTGCTGCTGCCACGACAGGATCCCGTTGCGCAGGCGGGTGCCGATCGCTTCCCAGTCGCCGACGGCGAGTTCGGTGGCCTCGTCGACGAACACCAGGTCGTACTCCGCGGACATGATCTTTTCGGGCTTGTCCATGCCTGCAACGTCGATCTTCGCGCCGTTGCTGTACCGGTAGCCGGGCGCCTCCCGCGGGCTGCCGCCGAACCAGCGGACGATACCGCGCGCGATCGTGTCCGCGGCGACCTTCTTCTCGTAGGTCACGAGGGTCGTCGCACCCAGCGACACGGCGGTCTTGCGGACGATGAGGCAGCGGATGTTCGGGTTGTGCAGCGCCGTCAGGTGCAGCCGGAACAGGCAAGCGAGGCTCTTGCCGGTGCCGGCCGGTCCGGCGATGAACACCTCGGCCTCGCGGGCGCGGAACAACTCCCGGGCCGCGCCGCGGGGCTCGTACCGGACGATCGCGTCCTGGTCGAGGGCGGTCGTCATCCCCGCACCAGGCCGCCGCCACGGATGCGGGCATCACGCCAGATGAACTCCCGCAGCCACTCGGGGTCAGCGCGGGCCTCACGGCGCAACGCGAAGCTGACAGCCGTGTGATTGCGCGGGTCACGGAACCACGCCGCGATCTCGTCGGGCACGCGGACAGGCGGGACGAACCAGCCCCAGATCCGGGGCTCCATCTCCGGGTGGTCGTCAGCGAGATCGAACCAGGCGTCGAGATCCAGCTGGCACAGCCGCACCGTCCGCGCACCGTCGGCGAAGTGAAGCCACGCCACCGCGGGGTCGAGACACTGGAGGCAGGGCCCGTGCTTGCTCACGTCAGCTCCTCCGGGTTCACGCCGACGACCTCGTACCGCACCGACCCGGCCACGGACACCTTCTGCTCGGCGTCGAGGCCGTACAGCTTCCGGTACGACTCGCGGAGCATCCGCATCTCCCGGATCGCGGCGAGCTTGGGGCCGTCGTCGAGGAGCGGCTGGCCCTCCGTGTCGGTGACGACCTTGCCGTGGGACACCACGAGGTGGTCCCGCTCCAGCACTTCCAGGGCGGCGACGAACAGGTCGTCGAGCTGCTGTGCTTCGGCGCTGATGAGTTCGGCGCCGGCGCCCTTGATGACGGCTTCGCGGCAGCGTTGGATGGCGCGCCAGGCGTCGCCCTTGTTGCTGTAGCCGACGGCGTCGGCGATCTGCTGGTACGTCATCTTGGGGTTGTCGGCGCGGAGGCGTGCCGCTTGGGCGGCGCGTTGGTCGTGGTCGATGGTGGTGATGAAGTGGCCGCGGGCGTCGCGGGCGGGTTCCCGGGGAGCGGTTGTGGGCTCGGCCGGTACGGGTGGCTCGTTACCGGTGTTCATGGTCTGTGATGATACGGCGGTTGGTCATCGTGGATACTGATGAGCGGTTGAGGGGTAGCGCGAAGGCCCTCGGTCCCTGGTGGCGGGATCGAGGGCCTTCTGCATGCGCGCGGTCAGTTCTCCCAGCCGCGGGCGACGTCCAGCGCCCGGGACAGCGCCGACGCGAGCGGGAGACGCTGGGATTCCGGGAGAACGATCCCGACGTCGACGTGCTGTCCCGCTCCGTGAGTCTCCGTGACGCCCACAACTACCCCTCCGGAAGCTGCCGCGACCAGCAGAGCGCCGGAGACCAACGTGTTGTCGGCCCACCATCCTCGCTCGGTGAGCGCTTCGATCACCTTGGGCAGGTCCGTGGTGGTCACGCCGACCTCGGCGACGCCCCGGCTGTCCGGGCCGGTGATCCCGTAGTCGCCGAGGCCGGTTGCGTCCGGGCGGGTGATGCGGATGAGCACCTCGGCGTATCCGGCGTCCTCGCGGAGCCCGGCGGGGATGACGCGGAGAGTGGTGCCGTCGGGGGTGGTGTAGTCCCAGGGCTGCGGGGTGAGTTCGGCGGTGACGATGTTGAGGGCGTCGTTGAAGTCCATGGGGTTCTCCGTTTCGGTTAGGCAGCGAGGGCGTCGGCGAGGAGCTCGACGCGGGCGAGGACGGGCAGGTCGACCGGGTACAGCACCGTGACCGTGGCGAGGCCGTGGCCCGGGCGGGTGGGCTCGTCGGCGGCCGGGCGGGCGACGGTGTAGCCGGTGCGGTGGACCGTGTAGGAGACGAGCCGGTCGAGGCGGAAGGAGCGGGACTCGCCGGTCTCGCGGTCCATGGCCTTGAGGATGATGTCGCCGGCCGCGCTGACCACGATGTCGTAGATCTCGATGGTGCGGACGGTGGTGGTCTCGTCGGCCTTGACGTAGGTGATGGTGACGGGGTGCTTGGCGTCGAGGGCCTTGATGAGGCGGGTGAGGGTCTGGGTGGTGGTCTCGCGGTTCGTGTGCCTCATCGTGTGCCCCTCGCTCGTTTCCTTGTGGGTACACAGTAACGCTTAACTGTGTACCCACACAAGGGGTTGCGTCGAGAAAACCGTGTGGGAACATAAGGGCATGGCCCCAGACGACAAGGACCACACCTACTCACCGAAGTTCCGCATCCCCCGCCGCATGTGGGACGCCTACGGAACAGCCGCCAACCGGCAGGGCATCGACCGCAGCGCCGACCTCGTCGACCACGTCCGCGACTTCCTGCGGCAGCACGGTGACGAGCACGAGCTTGCCGAGTTGGCGGCCGCCGAGCAGGAGCTGGCCGAGCGGCGCGCACGCAAGGGCGGCCGCCCGAGGAAGGAGCCAACCGCATGACGCACCGTCCGTACCCCAACCTCGACCGCGCCCGGCACCAGCTCGACCGGCACCGGGTCAGCGCATCCATTCCGTCGTACTCCGCTGAGCAGTTCGCGCGCGGCCTCGCGACCCTGCGTGCGGCAGGGTGGACGGCGCAGGAGCTGGCGGAGAAGTGGCGGGCCGGGCTCCGACCGCGCTCGGTGGGCAGCGAGGAGACGACCACATGAAGGTCAACTACCGCACCGAGTCCGGGAGCGAGTCGACGGCTTACCTCGACGACGGCGAGGCCGGCACCCGGACAGGAGCCGACAAGTACACGGATGAGCCGCTGACTGTCCGCTGGGACGGCTCACAGTGGGTCGAGGTCGGCGCGGGCCCGGTGCGCCCGGACGAGGAACCCACACCATGACCACGCTCGCCCGCGTAGTCGAGACCTGCCAAGCATGCCCCTCCCAATGGGACGCCTGGACCACCGAAGGCCAGTACCTCTACCTCCGCTACCGGTTCGGGCACGGCAGCGTCGAACGGCACGCCAACCCAGATGTCAACACCTGGGGCGATGACTACGACCCCGTGATCGCCGAGTTCCACGACCCCGACCAGCCATACGCCGGAACCATCGAACTGGACGAGTTCCTGCGCCGCGCCGAGCTCCAGTTGGCGCCGGACGCGGAGATCGTTCCGTGGGCGGAGTTCCTCCGCTCGCCCGACCGCTGGTAGCCGCCGCATGACGAAGGCCCCGCCCGGAACCCTCCCGGATGGGGCCTTCACCTCGTCGGCAGGTCAGTACTCGCCCGACGCCCGCAACTCGTCAGCCACCGCCTTGAGGTTGCGCGGGCAGTACGCCTTCACCCCTGCCACCACCAGCGTGTCCGCGTCCTGCTGCGCCGTCCCCCAATCAGCACCCCACGGATACAGGCCACCCCCACCCGTACTGTCGAACATCCACTTCACGCTGTGCCCCGCATCCAACGCGCCGCACCACTTCGCCGGGAACGTCAGCAGCACATCGTCGCCCGGGTCCCCGTTGAACGAGATGCCGTGCGCAACGGTCAGGTAACGGTCCGCCTTGCTGACGGTCTTGCTCGGGCTCGGCTTCGCGTCCGCGGTGCTGCTGCCCGTGTTGGAACAGCCGGTGAGTGCCAGGCAGGCGAATAGGCCGATGACGGCGGTTCTACGCATGATCCCCCCAAGGACCGGTGAATGCCCCGGATCGTAGCGCCGGCCGCCGACAACCGGCCCCGGGAATGGGCGAAGGCCCACCGCGACGGGGGAACGCGGTGGGCCTTCTCAGGGGCGCCGGATGCTCGACCAGGACCCGGCTGCACCAAGTCTGGCACGCGGCCGTCAGCTGCGGTCGACGTCCAGCAGAACCTCAACCACCTTGATCTTCCCCGACGTCGACACGTCCGCGCGGACCGGGTTGTCGCCGGGGACGCCGGCACTGCGGGCGTCCTTCACGAACTGCGCCAGCTCGTCGAGGGTGAGGTCTTTGTCTTCGCCGGTGAACCGGATCGTCGCGGGCATGGAGCAAGCATCCCTGAACGGCTACCCGGCGCGCCAGCGGACGTGCGTGCGTACCGGGTTCTTGTCGTCGTCCTCCAGAACGTAGGCGTTGTTGCTGTTGTTGTTGCTGGTCAACACCCCTTCCACAGAGCCGTCCTCGTCGGGAGAGGGGAGCGGCGGGAAGTCCTCCCGCTTCACCCCCGGCGACACGGCCACCTTCCGGCCCTTCATACGGACCCCGCCGGAGATGGGGATTCCGGCATCGTTGAGGGCCGTGCGGACGCGGTCGTTGGGGGCGCCGAGGTGCTCGGCGAGCGCGGTGATGTGGGCGTGGGGAGCACCGACAGCGTGGAGGGCGGAGACGAGTTCACGGCGGAGACTGGCCGCAGCCTGGACGGCGTCCGTCTCGTCCGCATCGGCCTCCTCGCCGCTCCCCTCCCGGTGGCCGATCCAGCCGCGGATCTTCTGCCAGCCGAGCGTCCCCAGCACCCCGACAATCACGTACGCGATCCATGGGAACGCGACCACCAGCCCCCACACGGCGCCGGCCGCGACGACGACGACGATCGCCTTCGCGGTCCGCTCGCTCATCTGCCGCGGCTCCGCGTCCGGTTCGGTCTCCTCGACCGCGGCCTCCGTCGCTGGCTGCTCCCCCGCGCTCACGCGAACGTCCCCGTGAACAGGGCGCCGAGCATGTTCGCCCCGGACCCGAGCGGCACCGCCGCGATGCCGGCCACCGATCCGGACAAGGCCAGGCACACTCCGGAGAACGCGCCAGCGCTCAACTTGCCGTTCGAGATACGGGGCGCCCACTTCCACAGGGCGAAGAACACCAGCGTGAACAGGAAAACGACGACGAACCCGCCGTTCGTCAGCACGATCGGATGGCCGCGGGTCACCATCGGCGAGTTGCCGCCGACACCCCAGACCAGACCGGCGTACCCGGCGGCGTTCGCAGCCCAGATCGCGGCCCACGTGACGATGCCGAGGAGGGACCAGGCGGTGAACGTGGCGAGCGCGGCCAACAGACCGTAGAGGTGCGCGAGCACGAAGGGGACGAGGGCGGCCCACTGGCGTTTCTCCCGGAACCACCAGCGGATCAAGAACATGAGGATGATGCCGACGCCGACGGCGACGCCTCCCAGGTTGATGACGGTGTACGGCATGGTCAGTGACTCCAGACGGCCGCGACGTAGGCGACGGCGAGGGTGATGAGGGCGACGGTGCAGGCGGCGGGGCCGAGGTAGAGGAGCGGGGCGCGGCGGGGTGCTATGGCGTGGAGGCCGGCCGCGCCGAGGAGCGCGGCCAGGGGCCAGAAGAGGCTCACAGATAGTTCCCCGTTCCTTCTCCGATGCGGGCGCGGGCGTCCTTGAGCCGACGGCCCGCGGTGGCCGGGCTCACGCCGAGGAGTTGAGCCGCGGTGGTCTTGGTGAGCCGCTCGCCGGACCTCAGCCGGTGAGCCAGCGTGGTGATCTGCTGCTCGATCTCGTCGTCGGCCGGCTCACCCCCTTCACCGACCGGCTCAGGGCTCGGCTCGGGACGGCTCACGGTGATGGGCTCGGCCGGGCTCAAGACCGGCTCACGTGAGACGGGCAGGTCAGCGGGGGTTCCGGAGGTGATGGCGGCCAGTTGGATCGGGTCGGCCAACGCTGGGCGCGGCTCGCCCCCGGCGACACCGAGGGCGGTGTGGACGGTCGTCTCGTAGTCGACCGGCTCAGGCTCAACCGGATCGGGCTCACGGCTCACGGGGGTGTGAGCCGGGTCGGGCTCAATGTTGAGGACGCCGGGCACCGGAGCCAGGGCGCGCCCGTAGCGGGTGAGTCGCAGGGCCATGACCGCCGAGACGGGGGCCTTGCTCCTCCAGCGTCGTCCGTACCTCGCTCGCAGCCTGGCCCGCTCGACGAGCCGGGACTGCTCCAGCTGGATCACCTGGTCGTAGGAACGCAGCTCCCACAGCTTCATGCGCCGCCACATGCGGAACGTGGAGATCGGGTCGAGGAGCCACCGGGAGACGCGGACGGAGTCCATGTGCCGCCCGGCCGTGATGTCCGCGGTCCGGCCGATCGCGTGGCGGGCCGCCTCGACGACGACCACGAACAGGACGGGGATCACGGCGTGCATGCCGGTGCCGATCGGGTCGGGCCATGCCGCAGCGCCGTTGAACGCGATCGTGGCCGTGGTGAGGAGCCATGCGGTGTGGCGGAGCATGGCGAGCGGCATCCGCAGCCAGGTGAGCAGCAGGTCGAGGGCGAGGAGGACGAGGATGCCTGCGTCGATGCCGATCGGGAAGATCATGGCGAAGCCACCGAAGTGCTTCGCCTCGGCGAGACGGCGCACCGCGGCGTAGGAGCCGACGAATCCGATGGCTGCGATCGTGGCGGCTCCGGCGGCGACGGCGATGATGAGTCGGCGCTGCAGGGTTGTGAGGTCGGGGCGGTCGCCGGTGGGGGTCGTCACGGTGCTCCTCCGGAGCGAGGAGCCGGCCCCGCGCGCCGTGGGGGAACGGGTTCGCGCGGGGCCGGCCGATCGGGGTGGGTTACCAGGTCCAGAAGCTGGTGCCGCGGCGTTTGCGGTCGCGGTCTTCCCAGGCTTGGCCCTGTTGGGCGGCGCGCTGGGCGCCGGTACGCCGGTGGGACTGGCGGCGTTGCCGGGCGGCGCGGTCGGTTGCGGACTCGCGGCCCTCGTACTTCGTCGCGGCGCGTTGGTGGTCGTCGCCGAACAGCCGGTCGAGGAGCCCCACTACTGGTCGCCTCCGTCGGGGTCGGCGGGGTGCGCGTTGGCGTAGTCGGCTTGGGCGCGGGCGAGGAGTTCGCCGGGCGTGGCGGTGGCGTCGGCGGTGATGGGGGTGGGCTCGGTGCGGGGGCTGGGCTGTGCTTGGGGTTGGGCCGTAGACTCCGGCATTGGTCATCTCTCCTGGTGAAGCAGGTGGATGGCTTGCCCGGCAGGGGTTGCGCCCCCTGCCGGGCGTACTTGTTGGTGCTGTACGAACGTAGCGACTTCTTGCGTTCAACGCAAGAAGTCTGGGAGGCTGAGCCATGCCCGAAGACACGCCAGGAGAGGAGCAGCCGCTGATGCTGTCCTTCGCCGAGGCTGCCGATCGGCTCGTCAGAGACGGCATCGCCCAGAGCATGACGGCGGAAGGCCTGCGCAGGCTGGCTCGTGATCCGCAGTCTGGCTGGCCGATCGGGCCTAATGACTACCGCGTCGTGGGCAAGACGCGGATGCTCCCCTACGAGCTGCTCGCGCCGTACATCCAGGCGCGGAAGCCCGGTCGGGGGCCCGCCAAGGAGCCGCGTAAGAAGCGGCGCCCACAGCAGCAAGGAGATCCCGTGAGTACGACCGTGGACCCGCGCATCGCGGTCCTGTCCGACCTGTCCTCGCCGTCGTGGCACCCGGTACCCGAGGCGTACGGCATGCCGTGGGATGACGCGGTGAAGCTGCTCGACGCCTACCGAGCGGCTGTTGTCGCCGAGGTGGTCGAGGCGCTTACGGTGAAGGCGCAGGAACTGTCGACGGAGGCGGAGGCAGAGATGCGCCGTGATCTGGAGGAGCGGGCGCAGGTGTGGCATGAGGCGGCCACGGTCGCCGCGAAGCTGAAGCGTGTGCCGTAGCCCTGAACGAACGAGAGCCCCGCCGGGCCTGGACCGGCGGGGCTCTTGCTGTGAGTAGCACCGTCCCGGTCGGAGCAGCGGTACGACCGGACGGCACACCCATGCTCACACGAGTGTCAAGCCGCGTCGCAGGGGTTCCGTTCCGGCCGGGGTGGGGCGTAGCGTCGGGGTCCCCCGTGAGGGGTGCCCTTCGAGGCGGCGGCCCGCTGCTCCTTCAGCAGCGGGCCGCTCCATGTCTGAACGCACGACCGCCCCGGCCTCTCCCGCAGTAGAGGAGAGCCGGGGCGGTAGGGGTCTCACGCCAATGGGACGCCCGCGTAGCCGGTTGGAGCCGAGCCGCAACCAGGATGCCACGTCAGCTGAAGTACCGGTCGCAGAAGTCGTAGCCGCCACAGTCGAAGTCGGCCTCGCGCATGCTCGCGTACAGGGCGCTCGACAGCTGGGGGCGGATGCCGACGTGGCTGCGCCCGTCCTGCTTCTTCTGCACGAAGGCCAGCAGTTCATCAAGGGTTGTCGCCCGCCCGTACTCGTCGCGGATCTCCCCAGACTTCGCGCGCTCCAGCCACAGGCTGTACGCCTGCTCGCGTGGCCAGTCGGGTTCGGCTTGGAACAGGAATCGCCAGCCCATCGAGGACTTACCGAGGTGGAGTTGTTCGCTTGCGGAGCAGTGTTCGCAGGCGTTGGCGCAGGCGGGGGTGTGGACGTAGTAGTTGGTTCCCATGGGGCTAGTGCTCCTCGGTCGCTGCTGGTTCGGGCGCAGGCTGGTCGAGGGCGGCGTCTACAAGGTGGGTGGGGATGGCGACTGGATGCTGCTCAGCGAGCGCGTGGATGCGGAGGATGGTGGCGGCCAGGTCCTCGGCTGCCGGTTCGGGTGCGGGCTCGTCGAGGGCGGCGTGCTCCTCGGCAACGTGCCGGTCACGCACGATCTCCGCCCACCGCTGTGTGTCGTGGCCGAGGGACAGCCACCCGTCGCAGGTCTCGGTGCCCCAGCAGCGCGCCGCCCACCTCTGGGCGCCGTCGTCAGCCCGGTACTGGTGAACGGCCATGGACACAGACGCGTACGGATCGCAGGAGATCTCCTCGCGCAGAGTACAGGCGTACGGCTTATCGACGGCGAGCGCGTGTTCCCACCGGTCAGCGAGCGCGTTCATGCGCTGGCGGAGCCGATCGCGTTGGCCTGCGATCGCGGCGGCGTGCTGGCGGGCGGTGTCGCGTTCGGCACGCGCGTCGGCTTCGAGCTTGTGGAGGGCGACGACCATGTTGGCGAGGTCGAGCTGGTCGTGCTGGGTCATCAGCTCGCGCGCCTCGGCGCTCGGCTCGGCCCGGCGGTCCGCGGTGGGTGTGGGACGGCTGTTGTGCGCCTTGGCCACGTAGGCGAGCACGCGGGTGATCGCGGTCCGGGTCGCCGTGTCCACCGCGGTGCCGACCTGGACGCGGCCTTCCGTGGCGTCGAGGTGCCGGGCGGCGAGGATGGTCAGGCCGTCGGGTGCGTCGATGGTGATGCGCTTGGGCTGGTCGGTCATTTCTTCCTCCGTGCTGCGCGCGCGACCGCGCGCCGGGTCTCGCGGTTCGTGGCCGACGGCGCGGGCAGCTCGCGCCAGCCGAAGGGGGACTCGCCGTCGTCGCAGTCGACGACGATCTCGCCGAGCGACACGAGCTCGGTGTTCCAGGTGACGCCCGGCCGGGGCGTGTGCTCCGGCCGGGGTGTGGACGACGGGCCGGTCACTGCTGCTCGCCACCATCCGGCTCGGCGGCCGCCGCCTCGTCGCGCATCTGGTCGACGGCGGCGCGGACGATGCAGTCCTTCGCTTCCAGCAGCTTCCGCAGGCCGGCCGTCAGCTCGGGGCCATCGTCCAGGTAGCCCACGAGTTCGTACGCCAGCTGTGCGAACGGCTGGCTGAACCCTTGGAGCTGCTCGGGCAGGTGGCTCCACTCGAAGTAGCGCAGCAGGTGGGTGGTGGAGGGGTGGCGGTCGGTCATGACTGGTCTCCTTGCTGGCCGGTGAAGGCGTCGGTGTCGAGCAGGTGTGTGATGCGGGCCATGAGCCGGTCGCCGAACTCGGGCCCGATGCGGTGGGCGAGCGCGAGGAGTTCGGTGATGATCGCGGCTGCGCCGTCGCCGTTGAGGAGGTACAGGTTGCGGGCGCGGTCGGTGGTCTTGTTGATGCGGCCTTCGAGGAGCATCGCCATGGCCACGGAGCCGTTGGCGGTCTCGACGAGGCAGACGTTGCTGTTGTCGAGGAGGACGGCGTTGGTGGTGTCGATGATCACGCTGTTGCGGTCGTGGGGGCCGCCGGGGCCGGCGATGTCGCCGCCGGTTTTGCGGGGGTCGCCGCTGCGGTGGTGGCCGGTCTTCTTCCTGCGGGTCATCGGGTCACTGCCGGGTCGATCAGGTCGGCGGCGAAGTCCATGACCTTCGTGGCCTGCACCGCGCCCTTGGTGTCGTCCCGAGTCGCCCGGATCCGCTCGGCGAGCTGGTGGGCGAAGGCGTCGACCGCGGCCGCCATCTCGTCCTCGGTGACGTCCTCGTGCCGCATCGCCAGCAGATGCGCCCGCGGGTCGCCGGCATGCACAGCGCTGCAGCAGCGCCGGTCCTGGGTGTGGACCGTGTGGTCGTGGAACGCGGCGATGATCGCGGGGTCGTCGAGGAACTGCTCCAGGGACTCGTCTTCGGTGTCCCAGTCGCCGTCCTGGAGGCCGCCGATGAGGTCGCCGAGGACCTTCCGCTTCGTCTGGTCGGAGACGCCGGCTTCTTGGAGGGAGCGGGCGACGGGGTTGAAGATCTCGTTGGCGCTGGACCAGCCCATGTCAGCTGTCCTTTCGGGTGAGGCGGGTGTGGAGGGCGCGCCCGGCCCGGCTGAGGCCGAGCAGGGCGGCGGAGATGAACGGGGCGCAGATGACGCCGACGGCGATGCCGCGGGCGATCACGCTTCGGCCCCGCAGCTGCGGCAGGAGAACCCAGCCGGCGGCCGGTCCATGCAGGCGAAGCATGCGGGCGCGGTGAGCAGTTGCTCGGGCCGCACCGCGAACACGCCTGCGAGGAAGACGAGGTCATCGACGATGACGGCGACGGCCGGTCGGCTGGGGTCGCGGTTGCGTTCGATGCGGCCGACGGTGGCGTAGCCGATGGGTTTGCCTGCTGCTCCGGCTTGGCGGCCGAGTTCGCGGAGGGACCAGCCGCGTTCGGTGCGTAGCGCGTGGATGTGGGCGCCGACGATGCGGGAGATGGGGAGGTCTTGGGCGAGGCGGGGTGGCATCAGGCTGCCTCCCGGTAGTCCTGGGCGGCTGTGCGCCTGCTGGAGCGCCTGACGCGGGTGCGGGCGAGGATTCGGGCGCGGAGGCGTCCGCGCGCCCAGGACGGGCCGACCGTGCGCCGCCACACGGCGGATACGGCCCATGCCCCGACGGCGGTTCCGGCGAACAGCACGACCGTGACGGCTGCGGCGAGGACGGCGAGCCAGGCGAGTGCGGCCCAGCCGAGGGTGATGAGGGTGTCGATTGCGTCGGCGATCAGCTGTGCGTTGCTCACGGGCGCGGCCCGTCGTCCAGACCCTGCACGGTCGGGCACGGTGCGCTGTGATGGCAGTGCTGGCATTCGCCGTTCCCGTCAGGGGCATGCAGGGCGCGCACCCTCTCGATCGCCTCGGTCTTGCGGCGGAGTGCCTTGCAGGCCTGCTCGTAGGCCCACGCGGTCGGGTACGGCTGACGGTCGTGGGCGATAGCGAGGTCACGGTCGCGGCGCAGCTCGGCCTGCTCGGCGTCCGCGACGGCGATGACGGCGGCGGTGACCGCGTCGTAGAACGGGCTGTTCCCGTACGCGGTGTCCGCCGCCGCGCGAACGGCCTGCGCGTACCGGCCGTGGCGTTCAGCCGGGTCAGTAGGCGGGGGCACCGAGCCGGTGAGCACCCCCAGCACCACATCCGCCATGTGCGCGTCGAAGTCCGTCTCGTGCGTGGCGTCCGGGCCCGGGTCCATCCAGCCGCAGGCGCAGGGGATGGGCCCGTCGGGGTCGAGGTCGCCGGGGCAGTGGTAGTGGACGCGGAGGGCGTCGGCGATGCGGTCGCGGAGCGCGGTCTGGTCGGTCGCGGCCGCCGGCGCAGCAGCAGCGTGCGCACGGGCCACAGCAGCAGCGAACGCAGCGATCGTGCGCGGATCATCACGCACCAGCTGCGGCATCTCCGCGTCATCGCGGGCGCAGTGCCCCCACACGGTGGCGGCGATGACCTCCATCAGGGGGTCGAAGTCGACCCATGCCGCACTCTCGATGTACGGCTTCGCGGCGGCCTGGAGGGCGAGGCGGGCCTTGAAGTCGTCGACGGCCTTCCGGTCGCCGGGTGTGAGGCGGGTGTTCGGGTTGTTCCCGCAGCGCGGGCCCGTGGATCGGTCGGTCATGGTGTGGCTCCTGGTCGTGTGATGGGATCGGTCTGGCCGGCCGCCCGCGATACCAGCGCGGGCGGCCGTGCTCGTGGTCACGCGGACTGCGGCAACGACTCCCGCCACGCCTCCAGCACCGCCTTCGGCACCCGCCCCCGCTCCGGGCACGCAACGCCCTGCTCACGCGCCCACGCCCGCACAACCCCCGCGTCGTAGTCGAGCGGCGTCTTCTTCCGCGGTTTCTTCGCCGGCGCCAGCTCCTGCTCCCGGGCCCGGAGTTCGGCAAGCCGCTTCTCCAGCTGCTCGGCCTCGGTGGTAATGGCGGTCAGCTCCTGGTCGGCGGCGTACCGCTGGCGCAGGCCTACGAGGGCGGCGCGGGCGCGGGCGGCCTGGTCCTGGATCTCCGGGTCGAGGTGGGCGTCACCCCACGCGAGGAGCTTGCCGACGGGCAGCTGGTCGGAGTTGGCGGCCTGGGCCGCATGGACGGTGGTGTTCACGGGTTCGGTCCCTTCGTCGGGGAGGTGGAGGCGATTCGTGCGGGCGGCCTCGGGGCCGCCTTGGGTGTCGATCTCGTCGAGGAGGGCGCGGAACGCGGCGATGGTCACGGCTCGCGGCCGGGCTCGTTCGCCAGCTCCAGCAGCACGTCCGCGTGACACGGCACCGGATTGCCCTCGTCGTCCACGAGCGGGCACCAGCACATGAGGTCCCGGCCACGGAGCTCAGCACGCGCCGCGGCGGCCAGCCTGGGCATCAGGTCGACCCACTCCCGGAACATGGCCACGGCCTGCTCCCGAGTGGCGTCCTGCACCAGGTGCGAGGTCACCGTCTTGTCCGGGTGCACGAACGCGTGGTACTGGCCGGACGCCTTCCCGAGACGGCCCTCGCGCTCCCACTCGGAGCCGTCGAGGGCGGGCATCCGCACCTGCGTGCACGGGTTGCCCCAGCGGCTACCGCGGCCGACGTAGACGGCGCCGGCCGGTGCGCGCCAGCCCTTGAGTCGGCGGCGTTGGATGCGGCGGGGCTGTGTGTCGAGGGCGATCTGGCGGCTGATCTGGGTCATTACTGACTGTCCGTTCAGTAGTTGGTGGTGTTGTGGCGGCGTTTGGTTGGTTGGGTGGTGTTGGGGTGGTTGGTCTGCGGTGCAGGTCAGGCTGGGTCAGGTGAAGCAGGCGCTGTCGTCGCAGCCCTGGTCCTCGTCAAAGAACGGGAGGGCGTCGACTCCGTCCGGGATGGCTTTGGCGAGCGGGACGCCGAACCGGGTCATGTACATCGCGTCCTTGCCGAGCTCGGCGCGGCGGCCGATCATCTCGGCCTCAAGCGCGCACGCCTCGGCGAACAGCGCTGGCTCTTCCTGCCGCATACGCCGCCACTGCTCCGGGGTCTTCATGGGGCAGAACCAGCACGCTGACTTGGGCGGGACAGGCAGACCGGCCGCGTTGATGATGTGCTGGCAGTCGGTGCGCCGCAGGCCGAGGTCGAGGAGCGGGTGCACGTTGGTCTGGTGCGGGATGTTGCTGTCCTTAGCGCGGCCGATCTCGTCAACGCTGATGCCGATGGCCAGTCGTGCCGGGTGCTCTGGGCTGGCGCCGCGGCGGCGGGTCTCTTTGGCCACGAGCCGACGCTTGTAGGTCTCGGTGCAGGCGCGGGTGCCGGGCATGCCGTTGGCGACGCGCATCGGGAAGGGGATCGAGCGGGAGCCCGGCCGCCGGATCTCCTGGAGCAGCGTGCGCTCCTGGCCCTTGTCCGGGCCGTTCTGCATCACGCGGCGCAACTCGATGAACTCCAGCCCGTGCTGGGCGGCGTAGGGCTTGGCGTACTCATCGACGTAGCGCAGGGTGCCGGGGTACTCGGTGTCGGCGCCGACGTTGGCGAAGTAGAACCGCCGGTACGGGAGCTTGCCTTGAGCGGCGAGGACCAGGAGCGCGGTGGACTGCTGGCCGCCGCCGAAGCTGACGCCATCGGCGTCTGTGGGCGTGGTCATGCGCTGTGCCTTTCGTGGTCAGGCGGCGCCGTGGTGGGCGTCGTCGTGTGGGTGTGCGGGTCCGTCGGGGTGGTGTCCGAGGCCGGGTTGGCAGGCGAGGTGTGTGGTGTGGCCGTGTTCGATCCGGGTGGGGTTGAGGGGGTGGTGGCAGACGGTGCAGAGGGGGGTTTTGGGGTCTGCCTGTTCCGGCGTTCCCTCCCCGTTCCCCCACTTCGTGGGGGGAACGTGGGGAACAGGGGGCGTTCCGGATGTTTCCGCGACCGTTCCGGGAAACGTCTGACCTGCGGTTTCTTCCGTTCCGGGGAGCGTTCCGGGAAACGTTTCCGGGAAACGTTCGTCGGAACGGTCTCCGGAACGCTTTCCGGAAACGTCGAAACCGGGCGTTTCGGACCGTGCTTTGCGGCGCCGGACAGCCTCCGCGATCTTGTCGTTGCCGCCCGGCACCTGAAGATCAGCAAGCTTCTGGCGGACCGCCCGGTTGCCCGCATCGTCCGGCATGCCGGCCCGGTCCAGGGCGGCCACGATGTGCTCGACCGTGCCCGGGGTGGCGGCCATGGCGGCTTCCATGTCCGGCTCCACGTCGTAGGCCATGAGGATGTGGCGGGTGCCGCCGAGCATCCAGTTGTCGCCGTCACGGCGGGCCTGGCGGACGAGGGTGAAATGGTCGGGGCCGATGCCGGTGCGGGTGTGGGTGCGCTTCAGGGTGAGGGTGCCGCCGCCCTGCGCGGACAGCTCCCACACGTGGTCGACGTCCTGGGTCTTCGCGCTACTTCCGCGGCCGCCGCGGTCCTTGTCCTTGCCGAAGTGGTCCAGGCGGACGGAGGCGATCCGGTCGCGCTTGAGGGGCAGGAGGGTGTGCCGGTACAGGTTCAGCCAGGTGTCGGCGTCGTTCTCCGGGCCGGAGATGAACCGGGAGACGGTGTCGATGACGACCAGCTCGGCACCTGTGGCCTTCACGAGCGCGAGGAGGTCGGCGCCGCCGCCCGCAGTGTCGAGGGGGCGGATCGGCGGGAAGCTGGCGTACCGCAGTTCCCCCATGTGGCGGGCGTTGGCACCGAAAGACAGGAACCGTTCCTGCACCTGCTCCTGCCCGTTCTCCGCGTCCAGGTACAGGATGCGTACCGGGGCCTGCGCCCGGTCGCCGAGGAACGGCTGGCCGGTGGCCATCCGCCACATCCACTCCTGCGTGAACAGGGACTTGCCGGCCTTGCCGTCACCGACCAACGTGATCTGCTGGCCGGGGCCCATGAGCTTGCCGGGCAGGAGCTGGATGGCGCCGAAGTCGGTGAGGAAGAACTCGTCCCAGTTCAGCAGGGAGGCGACGAGGTGGGCGGGGCCGCGGCCGGTGTTCTCGCGGAGGGCTTCGCCCTGCTGGAAGTCGGCGACGAGGGCGGCGAGTTCGTCGCCGTCGGCCTTCCGGTCGATCGCTGCCTTGAGGGCGGTGGAGTGGGCGTCGTAGCGGCGTTGCCGGCCGGTCTCGGCGATGCGCTCGGCAAATGCGGCGGCGTGGGAGGGGCTGATGGTGTCGGAGCTGAGCCGGTAGATGAGGTTGCCGCCCTCGACGCGGTGGAGCTGGCCCTGCTTGTCCAGTTCGGCGCGTACGAGGGCGGGGTGGGGCTGGATGCCGGTGGCGATGATCCCGGCGATGGTGTCCCAGAGGAGCTGGTGGGCGGGCCGGTAGAAGTCGTCTCGGGTGATGAGGAGGGAGCACTCGTCGTAGGCGGCCTTGGAGTGCATGGCGACACCGACGACGAACTCTTCGGCCTCCAGGTCGCACGGAGGCGTCCGCCGGCCGTCGTCGCTGGCCGCCGCGGAGTCCTGCGGGGGCAGCTGGCGGACGTTGCTCACGGGCGGTCTCCTCAAAAGATCGTGCTGGGTTCGGTGGTGCACTGGTGCGAGGTGAGGTGCTGGTGTGGGCAGTCGGGGGGATGCCGGCCGGTGGTCCAGCGCAGGCGGAGCGGGCCGTGGCGGGGGCGGGGCAGGCACCAGACGAGGTCGTCGGGTGTGCTGGCCGTGGCGGCCGGGCCGTAGGGGCGCGGCTCGCTGGGCGCCGGGAGTTCGACGCGGGCCTTGAGGGCGGCGGTGTCGCCGACCCACTGGGTGAGGATGGGCGCGCGGCAGGCAGGGCAGCGGGAGCCGTCGCCGTCCTGGCTGCCAGCGCGCCCGGCCATCAGACCGACGTCCCGTTCAGGACCGGCACCGTGATGCCCTCGCTGATCTCGGTGACCACCCCCTGGAACGCGGTGCGCAGCACGTCCGCCGGACGCTCCAGCTTGTAACCGAGTTGGAGCGGGCCGCCGTTGATGCGGTACCGCAGCCGGGCCGTCAGCCGGAAGCCCTCGCCGCCCTCGAACGGCACCAGGCCGACCACGAAGGTTTCGGGGATGACGAGCTCGCCCTTCTGCCCGGCCTTCGCGGTGACGGTCTCGACGTAGGCGAGCTTTCGCTCGCCGCTGTTGAGGCGGGTGCCGGACTGGAACTCTGCCTTGGCGACGCCCTGGATGGACTGGGCGATCTCCAGCATCGTGGCGGCGTCGGGCTCCAGGAGCTCGGGGAGGTGGTCCTCGAGGAACTCGGCGAACTGCTCCTGGGTCATGAGCTTGCCGTCGGAGGCGGCCCACTGCTTCCAGGCGTCGGTCTGCCGCAGGGCGAGGACAGCGCGGTGGCCGCCCCAGCGGGCGGCGCCCGCGGTGTTGGCGTCGAGGACGGCGGTGACGGTGAAGCGTTCGGCGTCGGCGTAGACCTCGCTGTCCGCGTCGGCGTGCTTTCCGAAGTAGGCGAGGAAGGAGGCGGTGTCGCGGACGGTGGTGGTGCCGGTCTTGCGGGTGGGGGCGTCCTTGTACTGGTCGCCGGTGAGGTCGACCTTTTCGACGCCGGCCGGGGTGCGGAAGGCGTACACCTTGCCGATCTCCAGCTCGGCGGGGGCGGCGGCGAGGAGGGCGGTGTCGACGATGACTTGGGCCTCGCCGGGGGTGGCGGTGAGGTCGCGGTAGCTGGTCACAGATCAGGCTTCCTTGTACTCGGTGGTGGAGTTGGACATGCGGAACTCGGTGGCGCCGTCGGCGGTGCGGTACACGCCGGCGGCCATCTGCCGGGGGTCTTCGCGGACGGGCAGGCCTTCGTCGTTGAGGAAGTACAGGCTCTTGACGGGGGTGGGCTTGGGGGCCTTGACGGTGGACTCGACGCCGATGGGGAGCGGTGCGGACTCGACGCCGTTGGCGGGGGGGTCGACGACGATGGTGATGGTGAGGGAGCCCTTTTTGCCGTGGGCGCGGACGGCGTCGAGGAGGGTGTGGAATTCGGTGCTGAGGTCTTCGTCGGTGCGGCCGTTGAGGTGGCTGGCGAGGAATGCGGCGACGGGCGCTTGCTGGATCTCGCCGGTTTCGGTGTTGGTGGTCATGTGCCGGTGGTGCCTTTCTGGTTGGTGGTGCTGGTGTGGTGTGTGGGGGTGGGGCCGCCCCGTGAGCGGCGGGGGGAAGCGGGGCGGCCCCGGTCAGGTGGTCTTGGGTTGGCACACGGCCCGGTGTTCGGCGAGCGGGTTTGCCCGCATGAAGTCCTCGACCTTCGCCCGGCCGGTGACCCGCTTGTGCATGCCGCAGGCGGTGCACAGCTGGTCGGCGATCGGGGTCTGGCCGTGCTCCATGCGGCGGACCTGGACGCCGCTCATCCAGGGGCCGTTCACCTGCGCCTCCCCAGCCGGGCCCGTTCCTCTGCGGTGAGGCCGCCGTAGATCCCGTACCGGCTGGTGTCCTCGGCGCGGAGCGCTTCGTCGAGGCACTTCTCCCGTACTGGGCAGCGTTCGCAGAGGTTTTTGATCTCCTGAACGCGGCGCTGGTTCTTGGTGAAGAACTCGCTTACGTCCCGGCCGCGGCAGGCGGCGTCCTCGGCCCAGGCGAGCGCGGGCTCGGCGGGGTTCGGGTAGTGGCCGTTCACACTGCCACCGCCTTCGTGCTGCCGCTCCTGCGCAGCCGGTTGTCGGCGTCCGTGTTCGCCTGCCGGCACGGCCCGCAGACCTCTGTCCGCTCCCGCAGGTGCCTCTGGTAGCCGGGCCGGGTGCCGCAGCGGGTGCGTTCCTCGTAGTCCTCGATGTGCGCTGCCAGGACGCAGTCCGGGACACCGCAGATGGAGGTGATCCGGCCGGTCGGGTAGTAGCCGCGGTCGACGATGAACGCGGCCTGCCGTGGCGTGTAGACGCGGCCTTTGAAGTGGATCTGTTCGGGGCCGGTCCACGTGAGGTGGCCGTCGCCGACGCGGGCGGTGTTGGCGTCGAGGATGCTGCGCAGGGTGCGGGGCTCCTGCGGCTGGCGGGCGCGCTGGGCGGACTTGGTGATGTTGTCGCCGGTGATGCGTCCGGCGTTGGCGCGGCGGCGCAGGGAGCGCCGTTCGGCTTCGGTGAGGCCGCCGAAGATGCCGTGGTCGATGCCGGTCTGGAAGGCGAACTGGAGGCAGGCTTCGACGGCGGGACAGCGGCGGCACGCCGCCTTGGCCTCCTCGATGGCGAGCGCCCAGGGGCCCTCGGTGCCCTTCGGGAAGAAGAGTTCGGGGTCCTTGGTGCGGCAGACCGCAGACTTCCGCCAGTCGGTGTCGTGGCTCATGCCGCTGTCTCCCCGAAGATCGCCGCGTATGCGGCCGTGACTTGGTTGCGCAGGCGCCGGTCTTCCACGTGGCCGGGCGCGACGCACTGGTCGTAGCCGCAGCCGGGAAGGACCAGCCCTTCCGGCTCGCGGTCGTGCTGGAGCCGCCATGCCACGCGGTAGGCGGTCTCGTTGCGCAGGGCGCCTCGGCTGCGGTGTTTCAGGACCGGAGTGCCGCGCTCGTTGCGGAAGCCCCTCCACTTCAGGTGGCCGCCGTCGACTTCCTCGACCCGCTCCCGGAAGAGGTCTTCGACCGCCTTGGGCTGCGGGAACGTGGGCCCCGCGGGGATGCCGAGGAGCCGTCGGGCCCTGATGACCTGGTCACGGTGGACGCCAAGCTGGCGTGCGATCTGGCGGTCGGAATGGCCGGCGCGCAGCATCTGGGCGACGTCAGCACGGATCTTCATGCGGTCACCGCCTGTCGGTCTTCGGCGCGCCAGCGGTGCACCGTGCGCTGCGCCACCCGGATCCGGGCGGCGATTTCCGGCGCCGGGCAAGCGCGTTGGGTCAAGTGCCAGCAGGCGAGGCGCGCTTCGTCCCGGGACAGCACCGGGAACGGCTGGTGCCCGGCGACGACCCGTTGCACGGCGCCCTCGTCGATGCCGGGGTGGGCCGGGCGGCGGACACGCGGCGCGTAGTGCAGGACCGGTCGGGTGAGCTGCTCCAGGCGGCGGGCGGTGCCGCGGAACTGGCGGGCCTGCCCGCGGTGGGCTTCGGTGGCGGCGAGGGCGCGGAGGTGGCCGGCGAACCGGCGTGCGCTGTCGGGGGTGTTGAGGCGGATGGTGATCTCGATCATCGGGCGATCACCTCCGCCCGGGCGGGCCAGCGCACGGAGTCGAGTGCGCGGCGGTGCGTGTCCGGGACTACGGCGAGCGGGCGCCCCAGCCAGTGCAGGCCCATACAGAGCAGCACGTAGGCGTCGGCTTCGTCGTACTTGGCGTGGCCTTCGGTGGTGATGCCGTACGTGTCTGCGACGGCCTGCCGGACGACGGCCTTGAGGGGTTCGCCCTTCAGCCGGAGGCCGGTGTCGGGGTCCTTGGGTGCTGCGGTGCCGACGGCGTAGATGAGCCGGATGTCCGGGTTCACGACGACGTAGGGGATGCGTCGCTTCCACAGGTCGTGGCGGACCATCCACCGCATCGCGGACAGGGCGTCGGCGCCCTGGTTGTTCTTGGAGAACGCGGGGCCTTCGATGACGACGAAGTCGGCGTTGCGGATGTGGTCGGCGATCCCGACGAGCTGCTGCTCGAATCGGGAGTGCTGGCTGGAGCCCTTGGCCTTGACGTAGTCGGTCCAGCCTTCGCCTGCGATGCCGGTGATGCCCATGGCGACGTCGAGGCCGATCACCTTCGGGGCGCGGCCGGCCGCCACGGGGGCAGCCGGGGTGTCAGCGAGATCGAAAAGGGTGGTCACGACTCCCCCTTGTCGTAGTAGTCGGCGATCCCGGCGCCGTAGTCCTTCAGCTCGGCCTGGACGCGGCGGACGAACGCCGCGTCCTCCAGCTCCTCCGGGGTCACGCCAGTGCGGGCCTGGGCGTCGGCGACGCGTTCGGCCAGCTGCGTCCGCCGGGGCGCCCGGAGGGCTCGGACGGAGCGGGGCACGAACAGGGACCAGGTGACGACGCAGGCGATGCCGTAGGCGCCGAGGGCGGTGGTGATCGTGTCCATCACGTCATGCACCACCCGGAGTCGCAGAGGCCGTCGGCCTCGTCGAACATCGGCAGCAGATCCACACCGTCCGGGATCGCCTCCCGCAGCGGCTTGCCGAAGCGGGTCAAGTAGACGTGGTCCTTGCCGAGTTCGTCGCGCACCTGGTTGAGGTGCTCTTCGAGCTGGCAGGACTTCTCGAACAGTTCCGGCTCGTTGCGCCGCTGGTCGTGCCAGGTCTCCGGCCGGTGGAACGGGCAGAAGAAGCAGCTGCTCTTGGGCGGTACCGGCAGCCCTGCGTCGCGGATGACGCGCGCGCAGTCCGTGCGCCGCAGTCCGAGGTCGAGGAGCGGGTACACGATCCGCTCGTGCGGCTCGGTGATCCGGTTGTTCGCCCGGTGGATCTCGTCGACGGAGATGCCGATGCCGATCGTTGCCGGGTTCTCCGGGGTGGCGCCCCGCCGCTTCAGCTCCCGACCGACCTGCTCGATCTTGTAGGTGGCGGTGCAGGAGCGGGTGCCAGGGGCCCCGTTCGACATCCGCACGGGGATCTTCAGGGACTTCGAGCCGGGGCGCGTGAGGTCCTGCATCAGCGTGCGCGACTCGCCGGTGCGCTGCATGACGCGGTGCACCTCGACGAGTTCGATGCCGTGCTCTGCCGCGTAGGGCTTGGCATACTCCTCGACGTAGCGGAGCGTGCCGGGGTTCTCGCTGTCGTCGCCGACGTTGGAGAACACGAACAGCGGGAAGTCGATACGACGCTCAGCGGCGAGAACGAGTGCGCTCATGGACTGCACGCCCCCCCCGAAGCTGAAAGAACGGATGGCAGTGGTCATCACGCACCCCGGCCCGGGTTGCGGCAGTCCATGCACAGCACCCCGCCCGACCGCAGCCGGGTGTGCAGGGTCCGCCTGTGCTCGACCGGGCACCAGTCCTCGAACTGGTCCAGAGCCTCGACAGGCCGCAGCATCGGGCGCGTGCCCCGCCGGTGCTGGCCGCCGGACGGCTGCGGCCACGCCCGGGCGATGAGGAATGCCCCGGAGAGGCTGACGATGAGGCAGCAGGTGCCGACGGCGAGTGGTGTGATCACGACGTCGCCCCCTGCCGGAGGTCGTGCAGCTCCCGCGTGTCCGCGATGTGCGAGGTCTGCAAGTCGTCGAGGCGCTGCTGCATGTCGGCCAGGGCCCGCTGCGTCAGGAACAGTTGGCGTCGCACCTCGGCGTCTCCCCGCGCGGGCGGCGGGGCGGCGACGATCCGGTCCGGCTGCTCGTCGCGGAGCCGGGAGATCTCGTTGGCCTGTCGGGTGATGGTGGACAGCCGCTCGGCGGCGAGCTTCACCGCGTCGTCGCGCTCCTCGACCACCTTGCGGTAGCGGTCGCGGAGTTCCTGGTAGGTGCTCCTCAGGACGGGCATCACAGGGCCTCGCTCTCTGCCGCGCGCGCCAGATCATCGGCCGCGTCGTAGTCGGTCTTCAGGTCGATGCCGGCGCGCTCCAGCTCGGCGGCGAGGTCGTGCAGGTTGTAGTCGTCGTGGCCGCGGGCGTTGGCGATCTCCAGGCGGGCGATCGTCGTGCGGACGGTGGCGTAGGCCTCCTCGATGGCGAGGAGCCGCTTGGTGAGCGACAGGGCTCCGGCGACGGCCTGGGTGACTGCCAGTCGGTCGGCGTTGGGCTGTGCTGCGCGGCGTACGGCGGCGAGCGTCCGGGTGACGGCGTCGGGGTCGGCGGCGATGGTGAAGCCGAGGAGGTTCTGGAGGTCGCGGCGCTGCTCGCTGGTCATGGGGTTCACGAGCCCTCACCCGCCTCCGGCTCAGGGGCAGGGCGCAGGGGCCACCGGCCATCGATCACCGCAGTCGGGTCGTACTTGTCCTTGGCCTTCGCCTTGTTCCGCAGCCACGCCTGGTAGTTCGCGGCGTCCTCGCGGTACCACTCGATCTGCCGCTGGTGCAGCTCGTCGACGGTGATGTCCCGCAGCGCGTTGAAGCGGTTCGGCCGCAGCGCCAGCACCCACGCCGGGCGCTGCCGGTACGGGGTGTGCGCGATGACGCCCATGCGGTACGCGGCCCGCGCGGACATCCACGCGTCGTACTCGGCGCCGTGGGCCTTCTCCTCGTCCCAGTCCAGCCCGTACGTCTCAGCGGTGGTCCGCATCTGGTACGGGCCCTGCTTCTCGCTGATCCGCTTCCGGAACGGGGCGGCCTGCCGGTCGAGGACCATCGTGTCGATGACCCGGGTGAGAGGGGCCCGGCAGATGCCTTCGAGGCTGTCGCCGAGGTGGCGGCGGCATTCGCGGTCGAGGAGGTTGAGGTCGTAGCCGCCGATGTTGTGGCCGACGAGCGGGACGCCGGCGGCGACGACTTCGCTGATGGCCTTGGCGATCTCGGAGACGCCTTGTTCGGCGGGCATGCCGTGTTTGGCGGCGTACTCGTCGGTGATGCCGTGTACTTCGATGGCCTCGGGTTCCATGGGGATGCCTGGGTTGAGGAGCCAGGTTCGGGTGTCGGGGGTGCGGCCGGCGCCGCCGAGGATGAGGGCGCAGCTGACGATGCGGGCGGTGTCGGCGTCTTTGTCGCTGCTCTCGAAGTCGAGGGCGGCCATGTGCTCCAGGTGCCAGGTAGTCACTCGGCACCCCCGGCGGCGCGCTCCTTGCCGATGCGGACGACCATGTCGCCGATCCGCTCCTCGACGCCGACCTCGTTCGTGATGAGCGCGCCGAGGAGGTTGCCCTGCTTCAGCTCGAAGTGGATCTGCCGTAGGCGCCCGGCGCTGGTGTTGGGGTCGCAGATCTCGTCGAGGTACGACACGGCCGAGCGGACGGACGCTTCGCCGCGGTCGATGGTGCTGCTCCCGGGGTCCGGGTCGCCGGTCGGCACGAGGCCGCCGTTCAGCAGCAGCACCCGCAGCGCGACGGACTGAGCTTTCGCGGTGCCCTTGTCACCGGAGTCCAGGGCCTCGCCCTGCGACTGCGCGACGATGACGTCTCCGCGCGGGCCGATGATGTGCCACGTGATGGTGACGGTGCACTCGCGGGTGGCCTTGCCCTTGGCGGTCTTCGTGTCCCGGTAGGTGGCGTCGACCTGGTGGGGGACGACGTTGACGCCGTGCCGCATGGTCACCGGGGCGAAGGCCATGACGGTGGCGTCCACGCCGCGGAAGTTGTAGCGGGAGTAGCCGTCGTTGTACTCCTCGCCCTTGGCGATGCCGCGGATGTCCTTGCGGACGCGGAGCCAGGCGAGGTGGACGGGCACCATCTCGGGGTCGTCTTCGCCCGGCTCGTATCCGGCCATCGGGTCCGGCATGGGCGCGGACTCCGGGAACTGATCGACGTATTCCTCGGGCAGCTTCAGGTCATCGGTGTCCGTGGTGCGGCCGGCTGCTGCGGCGGCCCGCTCAGCGATCGTGGTCATGAGGTGGCGCCTTCCTGGCGGAGCGTGTAGAAGCGGCGCGGGGTGCCGTCGCCGTGCCGGTCGAGATGGCCGTCACGGTGGAGACGGGCCAGGTCGAGGCGGATCGTGTGGCGGTAGATGTGGCGGCGGAGCCAGCGCCGGTAGATCTGCTTGACGCGGCCGACGGTCCACTCGCCGCCCTGCTCGCTGATCGCGGCGAGGAGGTTCTCGCGACGCCACTCGGCGCAGCCCCAGCGCGGAGGCGTGATCATGCGGCGTGCTCCTCACGGACAGAGCGGGGAATGTTGATCTGCCGGTACGTGCGGTCCTCGACGCAGTCCGCGTACGCGTCCGGCCAGTGCTCGGCGAGCCGCTTGGTGTCCGTCCACTCCTTGGACCGCTCATCGAGCGACACATGCAGCCGGTCCAGGACCGTGGCGGCCTCGGCGCCGCCGAGCCCGGCGAGGATCCGGGCCTTCGCCGCCTTCTTCCGCTTCTCGGCGGCCGCGTAGTCCTGGTGGGCGTCGAGGTAGTCGGCGACCGCGTCCTGCGTGTCGACGTCCCGGGTGATGTCGACCGTCCCGGCCCGGTCGGGGTAGAGCCGCTCGTACAGGTCGAGGAGGACGTCCGGGTCGGCGTCGCCGGGGACGGACGGCGGCCGCCGGTCGAGGATTTGCTGCCAGGCCCGGGCCCCGGCCGTGCGCAGGTCGTCGACGAGCTCGGCGTGGTCGGCGACCCGGATCACGAACTGCCGGTAGTCGTTGCCGCCGATCAGGACGGCGGCGTGGACGTGGTCGAAGCCGCACACGTCGGCCTGCCACAGGGTTTGCACGAGGACGTCGTCGGCGACACCGCGGCGGAACTGTCCGGCCTTCATCTTGTCGCGGCACTTGATCTCGACCGCGCACTTCTCTCGGCCGTCGGCGAGCGGGCACTCCAGGACGCGGCGGTCGAGGGTGCACATCTGCCACGGCCGGTCGACGTTGGCGACGAGGCCGACGCGGCGGACCACGCTGCGGTTGCGGCGGGCCCATTCGCGGGCGACGGTCTCCTCGAACGCGCGCCCCCACAGGGCGGGTTCGCTGTCGTCGGATTCCAGGGGGAGACCGCCGGTCTTGTCGTGCCAGACGGACAGGGCGTTGCCGTAGCGGCTGATGCCGAGGATCGCGGCGATGTCGCTGGAGCCGATCCCTTGGCGGCGGGCGGTGAGCCAGTTGGCGCGGTCGGCGTCCGCGGAGAGGATGAGCCGGCCGGTCGGTGTGACGCGGCGGCCGGCGGCCGGGGCGTTCGCCGCCCCGGCGTCGGTGGTGGTCGTCATCAGGCGTTACCGCCCTTCGCGCTGGCCGGAAGGCTGGCGAGCGCGGCCGCCCACGCGGAGTCCGGCCACACCTCGTCGCCGTACGCGGCCTGATGGCGGGCCGCGATCTCACGGGCCGCGTCACGGCCGCAGCGGATCTCGCCGCGCTCGATCTGGCCGAGGACGCGTTCGGTGTCGGGCGAGGGCTGGATATGGCGGGTGGCGGTCACGGGCGGCCCGACCTCTCGGCTGGTGGGGTGGTAGACGCGGCGGCCGTTGACGTCGGCCGCGGTGAGGAGCCCGGCCCGGGCGAGCCCGCGCAGGTCCTTCCGCGCGGTGTTCCGGCCGTACGTCGGCCACGCGCCGGTGAGGAGCTGCTCGGCGAGCTGGGTAGTGACCGGGCGCCCGTGCTGCCTTATGGCGGCGAGGAGGTGGCCGCGGCGGGTGGCGAGGTCGGCCATCAGGCGCCGTCCTTCCGGGTGTGCAGCACGTAGTGCCGGTTGTCGGGGGTGTCCACGAGCACGAGGTGACCGGCCCGCTGGAGAGTGGCGAGGTCGCGGCGGGCCGTGCCGCGCTGGACGACGTCGGGGTCGGTGAGCGCGAAGAACCCGAGGACGCGACGGGTGGTCCATTCGCCGCCGTGGGCCCGGATGGCGTCGAGGAGACGCTCCTGGCGCTCGGTCAATCCGGGGGTGGCGTCGGCCGCGCGGCGGCTGCTCTTCCCCTCGGCCTCGGCGTATGCGTCCTGCTCGTCCCGCTCGTGCTCGGCGAGCAGCTTCCGCACGTCGGAGAGGTCGCCGTGTTGGGCGACGGCGCGGAGGGTGGCGATGAGGCCGCTCAGCATGGCCAGCTGACCGGGGTACGCCTCGGCCGTGCGGGACTTGTGCAGCTCCTCGTCGCGGTAGTTGTGCATGAGCCGGTACGCCTCGGTGGCGTCGACCTTCAGCGAGAGGACGGTGTGCAGCTCCAGCCAAGCGGCGCTCATGCGGCACCTGCCTCGCGCTGCGCCGGGACCGGGCGGGGCGCGGCGATCACCGCGAGCGCGTCCCGCATCTGCCCCACAGCGGCCCCGTACAGCGGGATCGTCCCGCCCGCCGCGAACCGCTCCACCAGCTCCTGCATCTTGGCGTCGAACTCGTGCCGGGCGTGCGAGTCGCGGCCCTGGTGCACGGCCGACTTGAGGAGGCCGCCGATCCCCGCCAACTCCTCGCCGACGCCCTCCGGGTCCTCCGCGGCGTCCGTCACCAGCTGGGTGAGGACGGCGCGGATCAGGAACGAGGAGATGTCGAGCTCGGCGCCGTCGTCGGTGGCGTTGACGGTGATCGGGAACGGGCCGTCGATGCGGGTCATCGGACGCTTCCCTTCGGTTCGAGGTGGCGGACGATGGCGAGCAGCAGCGTCACGAGCAGTTCGCGGCCGCGGTCGGCAGTGGCCAGCACGACCACGCGGCCCTGGGCCAGCGCCTGGTGGGCGCGGTCGGGGAGGAGCTGCTCGCGGTTGGCGAGGGCGAAGAACACGGGCAGGGGGAGGACGAAGCTGCCGATGCCGATGCCGAGGCAGGTGAGGAGTTCGGGGGTGGTGGTGCCGGTCATCGGGGACCGCCCGTCTCGGGGAGGTCGTGGCTCAGGCGGTAGTCGTGGTGGGTGGCGGCGTAGTGCTCGCCGTCCGGGACCTCACGCAGGGCCTGCATCGGGGCGATCCGCTGCGTGATCCCGTCCACCGACGCCTCACGCCCGGCCGTCCCGACCGCCGCGTCCAACGCCCCCAAGGTCGAGCACGGCCACGGCTGCCCGTCGTGCTCGCACCGCTCGGACTTCGCGCCCCAGCCCCTCGAATGCAGCATGCGGACCCGGCGGATACGCAGTTCCAGTACACCGATCATCCGCATGTTGGCCGCGCCGATCGCCTGACGGTGGGGCTGCACCTCCTCGTCGCGGGCCTTCCACGCCTCCAGCTCAGCGAGCCGGTCCCGCAGCCGAGCAGACACCTCGTGCTCCCGCTTGAGCTCCTCGACTGCCTGCTCAGCAACCACCACCGCGTCGGTCGACGTCGACGCCAGATCCGCCGCAGCCTCCGGCGACATCAACAAGCCGGCCGACTCCAGCGCCAGCGCGATCCCCGCCGCCGTCCGGTTCTGGGCCAGCGCCGCGAGGATCACCCCGGCTGCGCTGTTCACCGACTTCGTGTTCATGCCGCCACCGCCGGCGCCTCGACAGCGGTCAGCGTCCACGCCCGGAACGGCACCCCGTTGAGGACGCCCTCGGCGTACGTGTAGACGTCCGTCTCGCCGTGCGCCCGGTCGGCGGTCTCCAGTCCGAAGGCCGCGGCGAACTCACGGACCTGCTCGATGCTCCGGTGGAAGAACAGGAGGACGCCCGTCGGCCGCTGGAAGTCGGTGCCCGGCACGTAGTCGAAGTGGGCCGAGGTCAGGTTCACCTGGTCCGGGACTGCCGGGGAGGCGGCCGTCACCTGTTCGGCGACGGACAGTGCAGCCATCAGGCCTTCGAGGCCCGGGCGGAAGGTAATCTCAGTGGTCACGGTGACCTCTTCTTTCTGTGTGGTTGGGGTCGCCGAGTCGTTGGGCTGCTCAGGCCGGCCAGTCGGAGCGGCCCTTCGGCGCGTTCGAGGGGGGTCAGGCGGCGCGAGGCGCCGGCCGGTCGACGGCCAGCTGCTGCTGCGCAGCGCCCTGGGGGTTGCTGAAGATCTGGCGAAGCCGTTCGACAACGTCCGGAGTCGGCTCGGGCGCGGCGTCGACGACCTCGTTGATGTAGGCGATGGCCTCGTCGCCGAGCAGTTCGCGTCGGCGCTCGGGGGTCAT